CGCTTTCGCGGTGAGGCTCTTGCCGCAGCCGGGAACGCCCACGAGGAGCGCGCCCTTCGGCGCCGGGAGACCGTACGCGCGGGCGGCCGGGGTGAACGCCGCACGGCGCGACATGAGCCACGCCTTCAGGAGTTCCAGCCCACCCACGGAGTCGAGACCACCGGGGAGCGGGTCAACCCACTCCAGCACCTTCTCTTTGGCGATCACGCGCTTCTTCTCCTGCGCCACGGTCGCCGCCTCGATCTTCTTCGTCGCCACGAGGGACTTGGCGTAGCAGGCTTGCGCCTCTTCCGAGGTCAGGCCAACGGCGGCGTCGATCGCGGCGTCGCGCGAGCCGTTCGGCGCGGCGTTCGCCTGCATCTCCTCGGGGAGCGCGGCGATCACGTTATCGAGGATCTTGGCGATCTCGGCGCGGTCGGGCAGGGGCCACTCGATCACGGTCGCGTGCCCCTGAAGCTCCGGAGGGATCTCCGAGACGGGGGAGAGGACCACGATCGCGCGAGCCTCGGCGCGGGGGGCAGACTGCAACTGCCGGGCGAGGGAGCGCAGCATCCGGAGCGCGATCGGATCCTTGAGCCAGTAGGGCAGATCCCGGAGGATCCACACCTGACGCAACTTCGAGTCGCGGATCTTCGTCAGGACGTTGCCGGGGTCGGTCATGCTCGCGTCCACCGGGGTTCCGCTCATGTCGCTGATCCCGGTCGCGCAGTCCCAGAGGCGGGGCTCGTACGCGGCGGAGGCTGCGGCTTCGCAGATCCCACGCTCGGCGCGCGCTTCCTCACGGGTCACGATCCAGAGGAGGGAGTTACGGGCGCGGAGAAGAGAGGTCACATCGGCCGAAGCCTTCGAGCCTGCGGTGATCGTCGTGTCGGTCATTTCTCAGTCCTCCGACGGCGGGGTGGTATTGGTGGTGACCCACGCGCGGCCACACTGGCCGCAGATCACGCGCGCCGAACCGATCGGGAAGTGGATGTTCTCTCCACATCCGCAAGTGAACGTGCGCATCTTCTTCTCATCTCGCGCCGCGGTCTTCTTCGTATTCTTGATCATGGGTGATTCTCCTTTCGGATAGGGTCTCTGGTGATGCGCTCGAAGCGTCAAAGAGCATCGCCCGGTGGTGACCGGGAAGTTGGATAGCAGGCACGAAGCCCGCTTGATCGCGTGGTGGGGGTGAGTTCTGAGGGTCTAGGTCCTCGCGAGGCTTCGCACCGTTCTAGGTGCTTCCCCGAGGCTGCTAGGCGAGCGCGCGATCCCGCGCTCTGCCTTCCCTCCGGTCGGAGCGGAGCCACCGAGCCATCCGGGCCACCGCCGCAACTGAGGAGAGCATAGACTAGCAGGACACAAGAAGCAAGTTATGTCCGGCTATTCTGATAAGTCGTTGATATTACTGGGGAATCTTCAGATCAGCCGTCCATGGCCCGGCCGCACCCTTCTACCGGTGCTTCCTGGGGCTCCGGGGCGCCTGGATCGGCCGCGCGGAGCCTGGATCCAGCCTCTGGCCCCTAGGGGGCGAGGGGGGAAGAGGGGGATCGCGGGGCGACGTGCCCCCAGGCCAGGCCACGGCCCGGCCAAGGTCGGTGAGCCCTGGCGTCGCCCCCAGGAACGCGATGAGCCCGAGCCGCAGGAGCACCCGGCGCGTCGCCTCGCTCCCGCAGTTGGGCAGGTACCGCCTAACCGTGCGCGAGAAGGGGTCTCCGGCCTCCGCGATCCAGCGCAACGTCGCCGCCTGCGCCTTCAAGAGCCCGTAGATCACCAGTACCCCACACGCTTCATGCGACGGCGGCGAAGACGCTCGCGGAACGACAACCCTCGGCCTCGGCGTCGTCGAGGCGCGTGCCGCGCTCCACGAGCCCAAGGCGTTCGAGCACGCGGGTGGCATCGTGGCCCCGCGAGCGCGACGTCCACGCAGGCGGCGCAGCGCGGGAAGTCCCCCACGATCTTCGCCCGGGGCGAGAGCGCCACGCCGCAGAGGGCCTTGCCCCGCTTGAAGGCGCGACGTGCATGCGAGAGGCGCCCGAGGCTGTGACTTTCTGGATCCCACCACCACCTGATCGGCTTCATGGCTTCACCCCCGGCAGATCAGCGCGAGCGCAGCGGGCCACTCCAAGGAGACGATCTCGACCGACTCGAAGCCTGCCGAGATCGCCCACTGCCAGACGTCGGAGCCGAACTCGGTGTAGACGCGCAGTCCTAGCCGCTCGGCTTCCTCCGGCGGCATCTCCGGATCGCCGTGGTAGCTCGGTGGCATCCCGGAGCGGCTCCGAGTCATCCGGCCCACCACGATCGGAACGGTGAAGATGCACGCGCCTTCAGGATGCAGCACGCGGCGGCACTCTTGCAGCGCGGCGATCGGGCCGGGGATGTGTTCGAGCGTGTCGGAGTGGATCACGAGGTCGAACGAGCGCGCCTCGATCTGGTGGAGGTTCTGAAGATCGTACTCGGGCCACTCGATGTGCTTCCGTCTTTCCCAGCGATCGAGGAACTGGCCGAGCGATCGGATCTCGTTCACTTCCAGTGTCCGTGGGTTGTAGACCTTGGAAAGATCATCGAATGTCCGATCGAAGACCTTCCAGCGGCAGATCGCGAGCGCGAGGGCCTGCGTGCGCAGGTTCGATCCGCACCGCGCGCAGTAGGTCCCTTGCTGGCGATCGAGGTACGCGACCTCGGTGGAGTTCAAGCCCCACTCGTTCGCCAGCTTGCCGGAGATGATCTTCGTATCGATCATCCGATCACCACCACAGACTGTGCAACTCATCGCTTTGACTCCAGGCGAACACAGGAGATCGTGTCGGAGGAATAGGCTGTGATCGCTGGCATGATGTAGCAGACCACGCCCCGCTCCTTGTCTTCCACGATCCGGAGACTTCCCTCGGGCCACTGTGCCGCTGGTTTCAGTGATGGAGACTCTTCTCTGCGCCCTGGGCATCCTGAAAGAATCATCACCACTACCGCTAGGATGATCGTTCTCATGGCCGTCGCCTCGCGATGAAGAGCATGATCGGCGTCGTCGCGCGATCGACGAGCGGCCCGATCTCGCCGTTCCACTTCTGCCCGAAGATGTCCTCCATGGCGACGTGCATCATCGGGAACCCGATCGACACTGCATCGAGCATCGAGTGTTTGTGATGTGGGTTGAATCCGGCGGGCTCCATGAATGGCACCGACCCGATCACGATCGGCGCCCTCTTCAGGAGCCATGCCAGCGTCTCAGCCGGCGGTGCGTCGAGGTGCTCGATCACCTCGAAGGCGACGATCGCGTCCCACCGGTACGGTGGTTGGAGGAAGACCGGATCCCAATCGATCTGGCGCGTGCTCCCGTTGAAGAACTTCTCGCGACCGTACACGATGGCTTCCTTGTCGGGATCGTAGCCGATGGCATCGAACCCGGTGGTCCGCAGGAGATCGGTCCCGTGGCCGGTGCCACACCCGTAGTCGAGAACGCGGAAGTCGGCGCCGAACGGCGACCGATCCTGATCTCGCTTGATCTCCTCATGCAACTGATCGGAGGCCCAGCGGTAGCGCGCGCGGTGCATCGCGCCGTCGGCGGTGTCTTCGTCGCCGAGGATCCGGAGCCCGCACTTCGTCACGCCGATCGTCTCGGTCCAGGGGTTGAGCTTGCCCTGTCGGTTCCGGGTGGCGAACGCCTCGGCGACCACGACCTCGCCGACGTGCCCGACCTCGATGGAAGTGTCCACCATGACCTTGTAGCCGGCCGCGCGAGCCCGCTTGCAGAACGAGACATCCTCGCCCCACTCGATCTGATCGAACGGGCCTTCCCCCGGCTTCAGGCTCTCCGCGATCTTCTCGAAGACCTCGCGCTTCGTCAGGAGGAACGCCGCGCCCGTCGCGTCCACTTCGAGGAGTCCCGGAGGCTGGGGCCACTCGTAGCGGAAGAGATAGCCGACGCTCTCACAGCCCTTGGGGGGCTCGTAGAGCATGACCGGGTTGTACGGGTGGTGACGGTTGTAGCAGAGACCACCCACGATCGGGAGATCGTGCGCGATGAGCCTCGGCACGGCATCGCCCCGGAAGACCATGTCATCATCGATCCAGAGGAGGTGCGTCACCTTGCCGAGTTCGGGATCCTCGAACGCGAGTGCATCGCGTACGAGTTCGTTGCGCGCCTGGAACACGTTCTTTCCACGCGCGTTGATCGCGATCCCCGGGCGCGGGATGTTGCCGTTCAGGATCGAGATCACCGTGTTCGGGTGGAAGAGATCCGACGTGGGGAGACACAGCGCGATGAGTGGTTTTGTCACTTGATTCTCCCGATCGTCAGATACCACCACAGTTGAGCGCAGAGCGACCACTTGTACCAGCGATCGACGTATCCGTGAATGTGGATCCCATCGTCGCGACCAATGTATGCGACCTCGTGTCCATTGACGACGATCGAAATCTTCCTCGCCGGTACGTCGGGAGGAATTGCGATCGAGATCCCATCAGCCGACATAGGCGAACACCTGGGGTGACTCGCTGGTGAGGATCTCGACATCGGCCACGACCGACCACTTGGGCTGGTTCACATCGTTGCAGTAGGAGTCGAGCACCGCCTTCGCCTCTGCGACGTCCGCGACCCCTGTCACGATCGCGATCACTCCCTCGACATCGAGGCCGGGCATCCCAGGGATCGGGCGATTGTCTCCGAATGGCACTCTGAGCTTGACGATCATTTGAGGATCCTCTTCTTTCGGTGAAGTCCTTCGCGGATGAAGATCCGGATCTGCGCGGCGACGGTCGCCCCGGTCGCGATCTGCCGGTTGCGTAGCTCGACGTAGTCCGGGCGATCGACGCGGAGCCACACCACCTGCGCGTCGCCGTCCGAGGTGACACCGAGCGTCCGGGTCTTCTGTTTTGCTCTCTTCGTCATGTTGCCAGGAAACCTTGCCGAACCTAGTTTGTCAAGGGCTCATCGATGGGGGATCATCCCTGCACCTCGCAGCACGCCACACCCTGAAAGGACGGCACTCATGGTCTACCGGTTCATCACACGCGGAATCCCCATCCCGATCGCAGGCACGGCGATCGCGCACGGCCTCCTCGCCACGCCCGACGAGTACTGGTTCACTCCGGAGAGCGCGGCGGCGGCCACCACGGTGTTCTTCTCCACCGTCCCGGTGGACGCGACGAACGTCAACATCACCTGCAACACCATCACCGGCACCGGCTCCGTGTTCGCTCGCAACGCGCTCGCGATCATGAAGTAGGAACGTCGCCGGCTAGAGGGTCTCCAGGGCCGCCCGCAGGTAGTCTTTCTGCGGGCGGCTCTTTATCAACTCGTACCCAGCTTCGCCGAGCCGATCGAGAGCACCGGGAGTGTCGAGGAGGTTCGCCACGCGGTGAGCGATCCCGTTGCACGGTACGAACGACACGCCGGATTCCCACGGCTCCTGATCGAACGACTCCTCTGAGACGATCGGGATCCGGTTCGCCATGAGATAGCTGCACCGCACGATCTCGAAGATGTTGGCTTGGTAGTAGTGGACGTTCAGCACCAGCCGAGCCTGCGCGATCATGTCGTCGCGATCTTCTCCGTACACGTTGAAGAGACGATGCGAGGTGAACCTCGGATCGATCGACCGGATTGCTGCTATTCTGCGCTCGTTGAGCGATCCGTACATGAGCACGTCGTACGTCGAGGATCTCTTCTTGATTCTCTCCAGCGACGGCGAGTAGCCGATCGGTAGGATCGCGCGTGGCTTGGGAAGCCCGACGAGATGGTAGCTATCGGCGTTCATCTCCGAGTAATCCCAGACGATGTATTTCCGCATTCGCGCGAGCATGTTCGCGTGGAGCCATGGCGAATTGGGATCGATCTGCTCCAAGTTGTAGAGGATCGATTCGGGTGGCGGTTCCCAGATCACATGATCGAGGAGATTCGATCCCAGGATGATGTTTCGCGCTCCCCACAACGGCATCGAGGATCGCTCGACGTCGTGTCCGAGCGCTCCTGCCGCATCGACGAGACTGTCGGCAAGCTCATCGAACGCTCGCCAGTGGGGATAGCCATGCGGCTGGACAGTGACGATCGCGAGCTTCATGGCTTCTCCGATGCGAAGATGTCGGTCGGAGGCTCCTTCTTCTCCTCCACCGGCGGGAAGAGCGCCCTGAGCACGTCCTTCTTCGGCGGAGGCGGAGCCGCTTCCACGTTGTGCGGGCACATCCCGATCATGATCTCGGCTCGGCACTCCGCGCAGTAGGACGTTGACGGCTCGGGGAGCACGATCTTCTCCACCTTGACCACGTTCCAGCCCTCGACCGGGTGACGTGGCTCCTTCGTTCCGGCCAGGATCACCTGTCCGTCGAACGAGCCGAAGCCCCTCATCACCGCTTCGAGCGTGTCGGGATCGAAGTCGCGATCCTCGGGGACGACGATCACCGCGCCGCTCTTCGGTGAGCAGGCCAGGGCCACCGCTGCCATGACGGTACTCCACTCCGCCCCGGAGAGAGCCGTGCGCAGCGACTTCTCGGTCCGCAGACCGATGCGGAAGACCTCGCGATCGCCGTCGCGAAGCTCAGCGCCGAAGTGCATCCCTGGTGGGAGATAGGACTGAACGCGATCCACGAACTCCTGAAGCGCTCGGGCGAGGAGCCGCGCGAGCGCTTGCTCGATGAGACCGGCTAGCTGCGACGACGTCGCCTCTGCGGCGGTAGCAGCCGCCGCGCTCGCCTCGGCCGCGCGCGCCGTCTTCCACGCTGCGGCGTTCGCGATCAGCGTGGCGTAGTCACCGGCTGGTGGAGCATCGATCTCGGTGACCCCAGCGATCTGCCGTAGCGTCTCCCGGTCGATGCGCAGGTTATCGAGGTCGTGGCGAGTGAGGTCCAGCGTGACGTTCGCCTCGCGGAGAGCCGACTGCGCCTCCCGGTACTTCTTGCCAGCCTCGATCGCTCCGGAGACCTTCCCCTTTGCCGTGGCGAGCCGCGTGGCGAAGACAGCTGGATCGCGTAGCTCGCCGCACGTCGGGCAGATTCCCACGCCCTTCTCCACGACGTGTTCGAGCACGGCGAGGAGGTGCTCGACGATCGGCGCGATCTCCACGCCCTTCTCCATCACGGCGAGCGCGGCATTCATGGTCGAGACCCGCTCACCGAAGGTCGCGATCACTTCTTCGAGGGTCAGGATCTGCGCGTCGATCTGGCCGATCTTCTGCCTCGCCTGCGAGGTCCGCTCGAAGATCCCGGCGTTCGCAACGGCTTCCTTCGCTCGCGCGATCTCCTCGTCACTGGCGGGCGGCGCGAGCCCTTGCGTGGTCTTCCCTGCCACTTCGCGCTGTGCCTTCGCCTCCGCCCGCTTCTCCCGGACGTCCTTTCTCGCCGCTTCGAGTGCCAGCGTGATCGCGTTCGCCGTGCGAGCATCATCCGCGAACGGCTGGAGTCGCTTGTGGAATTGATCTGGGATCTCGGCGAGGAAGTTCTTCCAAGTGAGCCCCGACACCTGGGAAAGGAAGAACTTCCGCGCGGTCTCGGCACTCCCGAGGATCGCCTTCTGAATGTCGCGCAGCGGGAATGCGGCGGTCGGCCCGATCCGCTTCGAGCGCTTCCCCTTGATCAGCGTCCACACCGCTTCGCCGCCCTCGCTGAAGTCGGCGATGCACTCGCCGGTGTCCAGCCCGGAGGTGATGAGGCTGGCAAGCTCGGCGTCGAGCGCTAGCGTGTCACGCCCGGCGATGTCCGACGCGCGGCCGGTGGTGGCAAGCTCGATGCTGCGGATGATCGCTGACTTGCCGATCGCGTTGGGACCGACGAGGAGCGTCTTCGCCCCGAGGTACGTCGCCGATCCGCCTTGGAGGTTGGATCGGATCGACTTCACGAATGGTCGAGTCATCGGGATCCTCTAAAGAGCCGGGCGAATTGCTTCGTCGAGCGTACCAGCCTCACGCTCTGCGATGATTGCGTAGAGGATCATGAGATAGACGATCGCGTCGCCGATGCGCCCGTCGATCGGCTCCGACTGATTCGTCGGCTCGTGCCCGGTCGCCTGCACGACCTTCACGTAGTAATCGATCGAGTCGAGGTGCTTTGCGAGGTAGATGTGGCAGACGAGTTCTGGTGTCACGCCCATCTTGATCGCCTCGCGCTTGAAGTTGCCGAGCCGGTCCTCACCGTTCGCGTACTCCTTCCCCTTCGTCTCCTCCATCTTCTTCTGGAACGTGAAAAACTTGTTCACGATCACGCCGAATTGCTCGTTCGTCATGGCCATTCTCCTGGGGACTTCGCTGTGACCTCTTCTGCGGATCTCCACGTCGATTCTTGATCGCCGAGACGTTTCCTCATTTGCTCGATCGTCTCAGGATTCAGGTGCATATCGTTCGAGATCCGATGATAAACCGTCTCCCACCACTGACGGATCAGCTTGTCAGGATGCTCGTAGCCGACGATCTCAATCGCGTGCATGAAATGCAACTGGAAGTGGTGTGGGACCGCATCGAGGCTGGCGAGATAGAACTTTACGACGTCCATCATGTCGTTACGCCAGTCAATAGTGATCGGTCTATCTTGAATTGATGGACCCGTGAAGCTGCCACCGCCGCCAGAGTACGGGGTGTTCATCGTCATTGGTTGACCGCGCATCCTCGACTCGAACGCCGAGTAGAGCACGCAGCGGCGGAGCCAGCGGATCAGGAGTTTGGAAACATGGTTCTTATCGATTCCGTCCGGTCCGCGGATCGCCGTGATCAGAACCGATTGCTGCATGAAGGTGAGTTGCTGGACCCACGTCTGCAAAACGCTGATCGGCTGCATGATCGACATGGACGATCCTCCTAGATGAAGTGGTGCCACCAGCGACGACGGAAGAACTCCATCCCCCGAGACGTGATCACGTACGGTGACAGGATCGCATCCGGTCCGTCGCAGATCCGGATCGCGTCGATCTTGGATAACTCGCGGATGATCCTCATCGCCTCACCAGGGGAGACTCCACTCACGTCGAGGAGCGTCGGTTCCCCAGCGTCGAGGATCGGCTTGAACATCTTCCGGATCTTGCGCGTTGCGATCATGTGACGATCTCCCACCCTTCGCGGAAATCCATCGAATTGATCGTGACCACGCTCCGGATCTTGAACATCAGCCCCGAGTTTCTATGAAAGAAGAGCGCCGGGAGCTTGGCAGCGATCGCAGTCAGGACGATCCCCTTCGTCGCGGATCCGATGATTCGGTCAGTGACGACGATCGCCGAGTAGAAGCGTTCCCGCGTGGCGTAATCCATGCGCAGCACGACGTCGCGCTCCCACGACTGCCAGGATCCGCAGCGCTTGAAGTTCGCATCCCAATCCTCGCGCCCGAGGATCGCCACGATCGTGACCGGGTTGCGAGTGGCCTCGGACGCGCGAGACATGATCGCGGAGATGCGGTTCCGATGATCCTCCACCATTTGATCGGAGACGTCCTTCGGGTGCGCGATGAACACCCGGAAGACCTTCCGAGGCGGGTGAAGTGGCCCGATGTCGAGTTCGCGGATAGACACCTTACGTCTCCTTCCAAGTGTTGCCGATCTGCATCTCCCCCAAGAATGGAACCGGCAGACCGTAGGCGTTGCCGTCAATGGTAAAACACTCTTCGAGGAAGCGTCCCACCTTGCTCGGCAGACATCCACAGTTGGGATCTGCACACCAGCGACGCTCTTTGATCTCACCCTTCTCGTTGCGGATCAAAACCTGCGGGCCAGGATGATCTGCCTTCACCTCGCAGGTGAGCGAGTCGTGACCCTGGTTCACGATCAGCACGCGCCCGTGCCAATCCTTTGGCATGTTCTCCACGAAGCGCTTCGTCGCGATGTGGACGATCGCGGATCCACCGGACTGCGCTTTGAAGTTCGACATCTTGTTCCCCAACTGCGGATCCTTCGCACCGTCGAGGAAGTCACAGCGTAATCCGAGCACATCCTCGGTGAGATAACCCTTCTCGCTGAACTCCTTGTCCAGGGTCTCCCACCAGATCGGGATCTCCGGGTTGCGCTCGGTGAACACCCGGTGGAAGGCGGCAACCTTCGAGATCGAGATGTCGGGGAACACGAGCCGCTCGGTCTCCTGATCTTCGGCGGAGGCGAGCACACCGTGAACGGTCTCGATCTCCGCCTGATAGACGCTGGCGTACGTCCCTTCCTTCACGAACCGGCGGAAGAGCTTCTTCGGATCCTTCGCAGCGTTCTCATACACCGAGCCGAAGGTGGCAACGCAAAGCTCGCCGTGCGGATCTCCGCCGGACGCGAACGCGGCGAGATACGCGCGAGCCCCAGCCATCGCCGCGACCATTCGGAGTTCAAGCTGCGCCTGATCGCAGCCGACGAGGCACCACCCGGGCGCGGCATCGATCATGTCGCGCAGGAGGTTGGGGTAGTTCTGAAGGTTCGGCGCGGAAGACGAGATGCGCCAGCCGAGCGTGCCGTGCGCGTTCCAGTCGCCGTGGACGCGCCCGTCGGCGAGGATCACACCGGACTTCGGGCGGCCCCTCTTCAGCCGATCGAGCACCTTGTCCTCTTCCTCTGCCTCCTCATCGAAGCTGAACGCCTCGGCGACAGGCGGCTCGTTCATCGGGCGGAGCTTCTGCGTGTACGTCCCCCGGTACTTGCAGCGGCGCCGGTAGAGCCGCACATTCTCGATGGTGGTGCGCTGGGCTGGGGTGAGCGTTTGCTTCGCCATGATCTCGCGCAGCGACTCATCGTCCGTCGAGGGCTCACCACCCTCCGTGTAATTCACGGGGAGCAACTCCCAATCATCGAAGAGGAGCCCACCCACCTGGGGGAACGATCCCGGGTTCATCCGAGGCTTGCCCGAGGCGTCGCGGATCACTCGCAGGTGCTCCTGCGCGAGCCGGAGCATCTTCGCGTCCCACTCCTGTCGCTTCACCTGATCGACGTGCATGCCGTTACGATGAAGCTGCACGCATAGATCCTGAACGAACGGCCAGAACGCGGCGGGCTTCTCCTGCTTCCGATCCTTGACTGCCTGAACGATCGGCCCCATCGACATCGCAGTGACGGCAGTATCCTTCGCGTTGTACGTCCAAAGATCCTGATCGGTCTCCGACGATTCTGCCGGGCGACCCTGCTTCCAGGCGTTGACGTCGGTGTAGATCGATCCTGCGTAGCCGAGCGAGTGAGGAAGCTCCGGCTCGACGAACTTATGGAGACCGATCAGATCGATGTGCGGTGCTGGAGTCACCTTGAAATGCGACTCGATCACCATCCGATCGTAATACCCGGAGTTCCACCCGACTTTGATCTTGCTCGAAACGAAGAAGGCGCGCAGGATGTCGATCAACTCGCGATACTCATTGAGCGTGTAGAATGATCGGCCTACATCTTCCTTCGATCGAAACGGTATCACCGTGGCCGAGCGGGCATCTTCGTTGCAAAGTCCGACGACGCGCAGCGGATCGCGCATCGGATCGTAGCGGCATTCCGAAGCCTTCGGCGAGGGGAAGGCGGGCGCAGTCTCGACGTCGTAGATCACGGCCCGTGAAGCCCTAGCGATCCAGGCGCGAAGCTGCACCGGGCTCGGTCGGAAGAGCGTCACCGGATCCTGCCAGCGCAGCCCCGAGGTGAACCAGCGCATCGCCCGGCCGAGGTCGGCCACGAAGGCGCCGGTCCAGCGGCGCGAGCGCATCACGAACGCCGGATGGACAGTGGGCAGCATCCGTAGCACCACTCTCCGCTCATCCTCGACTGGCACATCCACGTTCTGCGGACCGCCGCGCACTTCGAGGATCTTCGAGCGCATCCCGGTGATCGCGCGCATCGCCACGCCACCGAGGGGCACGACATCCTTGCAGCCCAGCCCCTCGATCTCCCGCAGGAGCCTCGGACGACACGCCTCCACGGGCGTCAGGACTTCCGTGTCGCCGTTCTTCCGGCGCGTCGCGACTTGCTTGTCGATCCGGTCGAGCGCGCCCGAGGCGGCGCCGGGTGGATGGCAGAGCACGGCATTGGTGACGTGGCAGCGGTTCCGGCGGATCCCAACTGCCTGTAGCGCGCGATTCATCTCCCAGCCCGAGGGGCCGACGAAGGGGCGGCCCTGCTTCGCCTCCTCCGCGCCTGGGATCTCCCCCACGAGGATCGCAAACGGATATCCGCTGCGCGCCTCCTCCGGAGGAACGATCTCCATCCCGGCGAGCGGGCACCTACTACACAATGCACCGAATTCTCTGGGATCGTAGCTCATCGCTCCGGCTTCTTCTCGTCGCATCCGCCGAGATACTTGCACTCCAGCTTCTTCCCGATGCGCTCGATGGTATCGACGCCCGTCTGGACATTCTCCGACGAGGCAAGCTGATACTTGATCAGACCGATCCTGACTTTCCATAGATCGTCGATGGTTGGAACGCAGGTTACAACCGCCGATACGATGATCCAGGCGATCAGCTTCGATCTGATCTTCGGCATCCGAGCATTCAACGACTCTTCGTCCTTGTCGTTGAAAAAGTCGTGCGCCCACGCTTGCGCCACGAACGTCAGAGTGAGACCAATCGTGAGAAAGATGGCAACTGGAATTGCCACCGCTCGGACGTTACTGAATACCGCCAAAACGATCTCAAACATACATCCTCCATGGTTGACTGAGAATCATCGCTCCGAAGCGGCCCAATGCTCTGGGGTGTAGAGGAGGATGTTGTGATCACGCGCGGCTTGGATGTCGGCCGACATCCCGACCGAGATCCCGTAGACGGTGTAGATCCACGCCACCTGGCACTCGATCAAATCCTCACGTCCGGCCTTCATGCCGAGTTCGCGCTCGGACTGCACCTTGTCGTCGAGGAAGCGCGGATAGAAGAGGTGACCGGCGACGGGACGGTTGCCAGCGAGAATCACCTCGCGGCACAGCCGCTCGGCGAGACGCTGATTCGCCTCGAAGAGTTCAGCGCGCCACGCCGCGACTGCTTTCCTGGTGATCTCGTCAGCGGCCCCAGTGTTTTCGAGCATCCGCACGCGATCGTCGATCATCTTGAACTGCATCGGCGTTCCGCGCAGCGGGGACACCACGAAAATTCGCTTCACAGCGGGCGCTCCTTCCAAGGAAATTGTTCGATCTCTTTCCACCACGCTCGCGCGATCTCACGCGCCGATCCGATCCACGTCGAGTCACCGATGATCCAGTAGATGATCATGGCGAGGGGAACGAGTGGAATGGATGTGATGGAGAAAATCCACCAGATCCAACGCTTCGTCGGGCGCGTCATGGCTTCTCCCCGAGCGCGCGCAGGTTCACCCTGACATTTTCGATGGTGGCTTGCGCCGCAGCACGCCCGTCGTTTGCCCTGCTCTCACGTACGGTGATCATCGCTGGAAGAAGATCGTCGATCACGTAGCAGATCAGCGACGAGAGCGCGCCGCCGGTGAGCGAATCGACGGTGAGCCTCGCGAGCATGATCGGATCGGGAGGGTTGCCGACGATCGCGTTGAACGTCGGGTGCGCGTTGCGCGTCGAACGGTACTCCGTGATCGCCTCATCGAGTGCTCCAATTCTACCGACGCCAGGGTGATACCCTTTCGATGTCAATGAGGAGATCAGATCCAGAGCGGCATCGGCTAGTCGATCGGCGGGCGTCTTCTTCCGCTCCTCTCGGCTCGATGCGATCTCCGCGTTGATCTCGGCGTCGGTGAGCTTGTCAGTGCCGGATCGCTTCGCCTCGGCTTGGATCTCCGCGACAATTTTCTTCGGATCCTTCGGCGTCGGATCCTCGCCGGCTTCGATCGCGCGCATCCACGCGAGCACGTTCCCGAACGCCCAGCCGCGAATGCTGTGGATGGTGCCTGGGCGATCGCCGAGTGCCCACTCCTTCATCTTCTGCGCCTCGACGATCTCTCTGAGCTTGATCCAGCGCGCCACGACCTTCGCGGCAAGTGGCGCCGCTGGATCTGCCGCCGAGCCGAACAAGCCGCCGGCCTTGAACGACGTGAAGACACCACCGTCAGGGATTCCGATCCCGGGGCGAGGCCTCAACGCGAGCCGCGAGGCGATCTTCACGCCGGCCGCGCAACCGCAGATCATCCACGGCCACGGTATGCCACTCAGGATTGACGGGTGCGTCATGCCGGAATCGTTGCAATAAGTGCAGTCCATGATCATCCCCCGTTCTTGCGACGTGCACGGCGGCCCTTATCCCAGCGGATCGTCGGCCACAGCCACGCCCACTTGATTGGGACGCTGTGAGTGATGTCCACGTTGCTACCGGCGCCCTTTTGCCAGACTGCGATCCCGTACTCCTGGGAATCCGTCTTCCCATCGTCCGTGAAGCTGGGGCGTGGGCAGATCGGCGCGCAGCCGATCAGATCCGGATAGACGTCTTTCCAGAATCCATCTTGCTTGTCTTCCGTCCAGGCGAGCATCCCGAGCCGCATGAGCATCACGAGATACGCACCGTCGCGCATCCCTGACAGCGAGTGCAGCACGAACTCGGCGAAGCGGTTGAACGGCGGATTGGAGATGATCAGATCCGCCGACGCGAGGGCCTTGGTCGGGATCGCGAGGTAATCCGAGTGGACGAACTTCGCGCCGAATGCCTGGATCTTCTCGGCGACCTCCGCGCGGATGTCCACCGCTACGATCGACGCCTCCGGCCAGACGGCTTTGCACGGCGCGATGAAGTCTCCCTCTCCACACGCCGGCTCGATGATCTTCATTGGTGCGGTGGGGATGATGGAATCACGCAGCCGGTTGACGATCGCCGATGCAAGCGCTGGCGGCGTCATGTATGCGTCGTGATCACGGCGCACCGTCTTCTTGCGCTCGCGCTCTGCCTTCTCACCGAAGTCGAATTCGCTCATCGTCATCCCCTTGAAAGTGAAACGGGGGCTACTCGGTCGCTCGACCTTTCACCCCCGTACCCCCCAGCGACACCGACCCCTACGCCGGAGGAGTCTGGGCGAACAGGTCGTCGAGCACGCTCGGCGTCCCTGGCGTGGCAGCGGCGGCCGGGGCTGGAGCGCCGTTCGCGGCGGGCGTAGCCGGCTTCGTGGCGACGGCGGCCGGCTTGCCACCCGCCTTCTGCGCGGCGAGAAGCTGGGCGTACTGCGCCTTGGTGATGAACTCGATGTTGGGCAGGTTCGGCCGCCCCTCGGCGTCCACCCCCGGCACCTCGATCACGAGGACGTGGATCGGCTTCCCACCGAACGTCCCCACCGCTTGCTTGGTGGGATCGAACTTCATGCCCATCTTGGCCTTGGCGAGGAAGGCGTCGGCGTCGGGCGCGATGCAGGCGAGAGCCTGGAGCCAGTTCGCCTTGTTCCCACCCTTCGCGCCCTCATCGTTGCCGAGGTACTTCGAGATCGTGAGGCCGGCGCTCGGGCCGGTGATCGCGTCCATCTCGAACTTGGTGGACTTGCCGTTGTTGTAGTTCGGATCGACGCTGACGATCTTGCAGATGTACGGCCCCGGATCGGGGTTGAAGCTCACCAGCGGATTGCGCGGGTTCGCTCCGGTGAAATCGAACTCCATGGTTTGATCTCCTTCTTTCTGGGTTGTGTTCGCTACGTCGTCCCAACCGCGATCGCGGCTAGGCGTGCTCCTTGGCGAGCTTGGTGAGGGCCTCGATGTCGAGGCGCGGGCGGGCCTGCATCTCCTTCAGGGGGACGCCCGCCTTGCGGTAGCGCGCGGCGCGCGACGACGCGCCGTCGCCGAGCTTCTCCTTCGCCTCGTTGAGGTTCTCGCAGCCCTGCCACGCCTCCACGAACTCCTCGGGAGAGGTGCGCGCGACCGGGGCTCCGTTGCTCTCCGCCTTCTTCTTCTTTGCCATTTGTGCTGCTCCTTCTGCCCTTGCGGGCGGTTGCGATCGGCGACGCGCCGATCAGAAAAGATCGGAAAAGAACTCGTCAGGATCGAATGGCCGAACCGTCTTCGGATCCATCTCTGCCATCATCGGCTTGGCGACTGCCATCACCAGCGCGATCACCTCCGGTGGGGAGAGCTTGACCCGCGTGACGTTGCCACCGGCCTTCGCAGCGATCCGTGCGTGCCACTTCTCCGACTTCACCCGCGCCCGCTCGATCTTGTCGAGCACCGACGGCGCCGGAACTTCGCCGTACCGCCGACGCAGGCGGAGCACGAACCGCTCGATCTTGATCACTGACTTCGGAAGGTCGGCGTACATGCTAGAAGAGCCTCCGCTGGTGTTTCGCCTGCGCGATCTTCAGCACCGCTCGATCGTATGCGTCCCTCTGAACCCAGATCGCGTGTTTCTCATCCTTGGCATAGCGCATCGACTGATCGAATGCAAGATCGAGAGCCTTCTTGACGAAGTCGCGATCGCCGATGTTCTGAACCAGCGCCCCCGCGATCTTCTCCACGATCGGCTCCTGCCATTCGAGCCCTGGCAGACGTCGGATCACGAATCCCGAGGATCTCAGAAGCTCGCCGATGTTCATCGGTGAGTAGTCGGGCGTCCGGTTGTAGCGATCCCCCGAGACGTAGTCGAGATCCTGCACCTGACAGCGGTAGGTGACCGGCCACCCGGTGATGATCGCCGTCGGATCCTCCGCCCTGGCGGCGGCGCGCAGGACCACGTCGCAGGCGGCCGGGACAAGCTCCGCCCCGGCCCCAGGGAGCGCCGGCCCGCCCCGGATGCGGGTCATGTTCTGCATCTTGGGCCCCGACTCGTGGGCGTTCAGGAAGACGTGCAACCTGGCCCTCCGCGCCGTGTCACGCAGGTCGAGGAGCTTCATCCGAACGGCGCCCCATAGCTGGCGCGGATCTTTCACGCCGACCCCTTGCTTGGCGAGCGATCGCACAGTGCGATCCACGTAGAGTGACAGGTCGTCGATGATGATCGCATCGAACTCGCCCGGCTTCTCGGCGGAGACCTTCTCGATGAGGGTGATCCCCACACCAAGATCCGGGATGTCCACCGGCCGTGGAAACGGTTTGTAGCCGCACACCGATTCCAGCGATGCGGTCGCCCCTGGCGCGGCGGCCCACACCGCGCGGGGGAAGGAGTAGCCGAGATCGGTGGTCTTCCCGGTCTTCGGGACACCGTAGATGATCCCGAGCACGGGATCGCGTGACGCCGGTGCGCTCATGTCTCCACCGGGATCAGGAAGAAGAGTGCGCGGTACTTCTTCGCCGGGATGTCGGGTGATTCACCTCCTCCACCGACGAGGCTGAACTGACCGCTCGGCGTCTGAATGGTGATGTCGTAGACGTTGATCTTGCCACCTGATCCACGACCTGTCAGATCAATCGTTCTGACGGATGCGATCGCGGCCTTCTCATAAAGCTCCACCGGCGACCCAAGCGTGTCGATCGTTGCTGACTCGGCGTTGAGTCTGTCGATCGCACTCTCCGCGGCGCGTTCGATGTTCACCGTAGCATTGGAGATCGTACGACGCGCCGCTTCTTCGATGCTAGCCTTCGCCTCTTCCAGATCGTATCTCTTCATGTCGTAGGCCCCCACTGGCAGATCGGGATCGCAGGACACGCGCCGTACGGTCCGTAACAGGATTGATCGCTCGGGAACGCCGGCCACGCGCTCGGATCGGTGCCACACTTCGCGGTGAGGCTCTCGATCAAAGCGGCGGCGAGCGTGATCGTCAACGGGAACTTGCGTGCCATCCACGGCGCCGGCTCGGACGATTTGCGGACGAACTCGCAATCCTCGGTGATGTGATTGATCACGACCCCGCCAAACTGATCTCCGTAGAGCTTCCGCCCGAGCAACTCCAACCCGAAGCGCTGTCCGTGCAGCGTGTAGCGGCGCATCACCTTCGATTCCATCCGCGCCGACGACTTGTGATCGTAGATGAAGATCCGCCCCGTCGGCTCCTTGACGATCAGGTCGATCCGCGCTGTCAAGCGAACACCCTCGATCAGAACCTCCGCAGGTTGCTCGACGGCCACGACCTCGAACGTCTCGACGGGGTAGCGCTGCAAGTACGCGCTCCACATCGCCTGGACGATGGGAAGTCGCTCCTCGCCAAGCTCGCCGATCTTCGCGGCGGCGATCTTCATCGCGACTTCCGGCGGACACACCAGATCCTCATTCTTCCCGTGCGCCCTGGCCCACATCCGCGCGTAGTGATGCGCGGCAGCGACATGGAAGATGGTCCCCCGCGCGAGCGGCTCGGTGTAGTCGGAGAAGGTGGTCGGCCGCGTGGCGATCTTGGGGTAGACGTACTTCCAATAGAAAAGCTGGGGACAGCGCAGGACCGTGGAATAATAGCTCCAGCCCCTCTCCGAAGGGCCCGAGTCGATGATCGGAAGCGCCGCGCTCATGGCACGCCCCCGCCCGACGAGTCGTGCTTCGGCTGACGAAGATGCTCGCGATCCTCGCCGAACATCTCATCGAGCTTCTTCCGGATCTCCACGAACTCGGTGTAGAAGCGATCGGGCGTCCAGCCCACGGATGTTACGGCCCAATGGATCGCGCAGAGTTCCTTGAACTCGAACTCTGGAACTTGGTAGGGCTTCACCGTCTTTGGTGCCAGATCGATGGGCTTCGGCTTCGGCTTCGTCATGTCGGCACCTTTCCACCCAGCTTCTTCACATCCGAGTCACGCAGGGTGATGGTGAAGCACTTGCGACACTGGAAGGCGGGGACTCCTCGGAAGCCCTTCCGTCCGACAAGCTCACCGATCGGAACGTTGTCCCGATGGTGGCGAACGAGGAGGCAGAGCGTCCCCGCGAAGAAGTGAATCCACAGATCGCGGAGAAGGAGCCGGATCCAACGTGCGGCGCGAGCCATTTAGAACCCTCGGACTGTCAAGCGCATCATCCCTTGCAGCGACTCTAAGCACTCTACATGCGACACGTCAAGTGGTCTTCACGCCCTTCTGCCACGTCACGCACAGCCGGACGATCCACAACCCCATGACGGTGAGGTCTCGCTTGTAGCCCTCGTTCGCGGCGGTGAGACCGTCCACCTTGTGAGTCAACTCGCCGATCCGGATGTTCTGGGAATGGCGATTCCCGCGCGGCCGACCCTCGGGATCGGGGGCATGGACGTGGTCAGCGGCCCCTTGGTCGCAGTGGCAGACTGAGAGGATCATGGCCGAGCCCGGATGAGCCGCGCGCGGATCTCGGCGGCGTTCTGTGCGCCTTCGAGAGAGCCGTAGCCGAGATCGACGACCCCGCCGTCGCCAATCTCGAAGCGCCAGCGGCGCCACTCCGACCCCGATCCCACCATGTAGTAGATCACGTTCAGTGAGAGCCCGAGGAAGGTGCGGCGCCACACCTTCAGCCCACGCGACTTCCGCCACTTCGTTCGCATCACGGCACCCGGGCGATCGAGATCGTCGTCGCCACGGTCGAGCCGCCCGCATTGAGATCGGCGATGTATGCAACGGCGCACGTCACGGTGTGACAGCACACCGTCAGTGTGGCGCGATCCAGCCGTGACGAGTGATAGGTGAGCACGAACCAGCCCGACGGCTTCGGTGCTTCACTGGCAGGACACGGCTCGTGGAGCATCTCGCACCGCTCGCCGCACGGACATTGCCACGTCGATGTCATCATCGCTTGACCCCCAGGTTCGGCGGCCGACCGCAGTTGCAGCGGACGCGCTTCGGCTCCACCTCGACGTCGAACGGCACACCCTTCCCGCACTTCGTCTCGCAGAATTCGATCCCTCGGTAGAGCCACAACTGCGGATCGGCTGGGATCGGATCCTCGACACGGCACGGCTCCGCTGCCTGCGCCGGCCGCACACGCCCCGCGACCGTTACCATCCCACCAACGAATCCTACAAGGAGGAGAAGCACCATCCCAACGATCCGATTCGTCTTCGTCATGGCTTCCCCTTCGTGTCCGATCCGGCTGCGGCGGGAGGAGCCAGGGCGCGGGCGATGATGCAGCCCTCACGGTGGCCCGACGACTCCTTGCCTCTACAGGCGAGGCACGTGCACTGCGCGGGGGTGTCGGGATCGATCGGCGGGATCCGGCCTCCCCACTCGACGGCCCGCAGCGCGCCTGCCAGCACCTCCGCGTGCGACTCGGCGGCCTTCGCACGGTCCTCCCAGGTGCCGCCGTCCTCCATCCAACGGCGCTCGTCTCGCTCCTTCTCCGCTCGCTCTGCGCGCTCTACTGCGGCGGCGAGGGCGGCCTCGCGTTCCTTCCATCGGGCCGCGGCTGAGCCAGCGGTCATGCGGCGCATCTCGCAGTCTGGACAGGCGCTCATGGCGTTCCTCTCGGCGCGGGGCCCGGGGAGCGGCCGGTGGGCGAGAACTCGTGGAATAGCGGGCTCTCGCGATTCCAGTGGATCGCTCGGTCGCGGTGCAAGCCGCAGCGAGAGCACCCTCCGGGCTCCGGCTCCTCGCTCCCCTCTGCGGCGGCGGGGGCAGCCTCAGCGGCGCGCATGGCGTTGAACACGTGCTGCGTTTCCTCGTTCGATGCGGCCAGGCGCTCGTCCAGTTCCTTGGCCCACGTCGCTGCCTCGTCTCGCTCCTTCGTCACGGCGGCGAGGGCGGCGCGGAGAGAGGTGATCTCCGCAACCTCGTCGCGCCAGCCGGGGAGGAACAGGTCCATCTCGCCAGGCCCGAACCCGCCGCGCTCTGCCATCCGTTCGAGGCTCTGATCTCGTCCGTACCGGGCCGAGTAGACGCTGAACGCCTTCTCCGCGACGGACCACGGGATCCGGATCGGGTGCGGCTTGGCCCCGCGCTCACTTTGAATCGGAAACATGCGCTCGCTCATGGCTTCCTTTCGGCCGCTCCAGGGGGCGGGCTGGTCCGCTCCATCTCGGGGTCCTGCACCTTGTCGAACCAGTCGCATTCCTCATTGGTGCAGTAGGAGTAGGCGCCGATCCCGCCGAACGCGAGGCCGTAGCCCTGCTCCACTTCGCTGCCGCACTTCGGACACTTGTCCATGGTCACCCCTCCTTGGGCTCGGCCGCTCCAGGGGCGGCACGCAACAGTCGATCGATCTCGGCCGCGATGAGGGCTCCGGCTTTTTCCAGCATCCGGATGCGCTCCGTCACCGGCGGGGGGCGCGGCGACCCCATGTCGTCCACGGGACGCTTGTCCCACTCACCGTCCCAGCCGCGGGGCCATGGGTCGGAGAACTCGATCGCTCCGTTCGGCGTCTCATCCTTCACGTAGAGCGGCACCGGGGCGGCGTAGCACACGGCGGCGAGGGCCAACTCGCCGTCCACGTGCTCCGCGTCGTGCGCCGCTCCCCACCCCTCGATCTTGATCTGCCGGTACCGCTCCGCTGCGATTCGCTCTGCTCCGGTCATTTCTCTCCTCCCTCGGCCGCTCCAGGGGAAGACGCGCGCCCGGTGCCGCGCAGGGCAACCCTCTCCTCCAAGCGCATCGCTTCCCAGACCAGATCCATGGCGGACCCTAGGTAGGCTGGGCCGATGGCAGCCTTTCGGGTGGCCAGCCGTCGCAGTCTCTTGGCCTCGCGGCGGTACCTCTGCACCGTCTCGCGCTTCACGTGGGCTCCTTCTCCGTGGGGGGCTCGGCGCTCACCTCTGCGGCGGGGGCCTCTTTCCGTGCAAGCCGAAGCGCATTCTTGTTCAAGATGCGCGCTCCTTCGCAGCACGGCGAGCACATCCACCCCGCGGCGAGGGGGGCGAGCGACCCGCAACCACCCGCGCACGGCTCCGGCGGGGGCCCAGGGCGCGGCCCCTCCTCTGCTAGGGCTCCGGTTTTCACGGCCGGAATTGCTCCCGCTGCACGTAACGCCCGCTCGAACGCCTGCCACTCCCGCTTGTCATAGTCGGGCGTTCCGACGGCCCTCGTCCACAGACGGTGCAACGTGGAATAGGTAGTCATAGTGGCATCGCTCATTTGTCTCCCCCAGCGATCTTCGCGCTCGCCAGAATCGACTCCGCGAGATCGGTCAGCAACGAATCATCGTCCGCTCCTTGTAGCTCCCGGGTGATACCGGCGATCTCCTCGGACGAGTCGAGGATCTTCTCGATCGCAGGTAGCTTGCGGAGAAGGATCTGCGCCACGCGCTCATCGATCGTGGATTCCGCGATGAGATATTGGATCATCACGGGTCGTCTCATGCCGAGCCGAACGACGCGACCCTCCAACTGGATCACCTGCCCCGGGGTGACCGGGAGCATCGCCACGAGCAAGAGATCGGTATCCTGTAGATCGAGACCCTCGCTCCAGGCATCGGACGTCCCGATGAGCACCGCGGGGCCGGGCGCGGCGAGGTAGTCCTTCTGCATCGCCCGGCGCGCGGTGTCCGAGTGCCCGCCATGGCCGACCCAGAGAGAGAAGGTGTCGCGGTCGAGTCCGAGACCACGTAGCCGCCCGGCGATCTCCGTTTCCAAATCATCGCAGTCCCGTCGCCTGCCAGTGAAGACGATCACCTTCTGCTTTGCTTCGAGGGCATCGGCAACGAGATCCCCGACCCGCTTCCGCTTTCGGGCGGCGGCTTCCCAGAGCCGCGCCTCGACGAGGGCGGCCCGCTGTCCGGATCGGGCGGCCCGGCGGATGTCATCGGCGATGGCAGAGGGGCGGTTCTGCTCCTGCGTGCGAACGAGCGTGACGATGCGGCGCTTCGGTGGGAGTTCCTGATTCGCCACGGAGAAGGGGACGTAGTGGCAGACGTACCGCAGCCGGGCGCGAAGCTCGGGCATCTCGGTGTTCTGCGAGTCGTCGATCCCGCCGAAGTTGCCGGGTGTCGCGCCGCAGTAGCGCCAGCAAAATCCTGCTTTCTGATCGCGCGGCCCGAGGTACGGTCCGAACTCGCGCGGCCGAACGAGATCAAGCTGCGCCCACAAGTCTCGAACGCGATCGCGGATTGGCGTAGCCGTGGTTGCAAGCCGACGCTTCGCCGCGCGCGAGACGATGAACGCCGCCGCAGCCCGATTGTCTTTCAGAGCGAAGGTGACTTTTTCCTCCGCCGTCGGTGCGACGATCTGATCTCCCGCGAAGAGGTCTTCCGACTTCGGCGCGAGTGTCGTAAGCACATCCCAGCGTTTTCCTGATTTGATAATGTGAGACTCATCGAAGATCACCGAGTGCGGCTTCCAGCGTCGGATCTCATCCGCCCAGAACGGCAGGACGTCGTATCCGATCACGGCGAAGCCCGACTCCGGCAGAGCAGAAGCCTTCTGCGACTCGCACGACATCGAAGGGGCGAGACTGTATCTCTCCACCTGATCGCGCCACTGCAACCGTACGGCCGACTTCGTGATCGCGATCGTCCGCGACTTCTCTCCTGCGGCGAGTGCCCACGCGATCGACGCGAGAGTCTTCCCCGAGCCGGCGGCCCACACGAACATGCCCGACTGCGATGTCCACGACCCCAGCGCGTGCTCGACTCCGCTCCGCTGGTAGTGCGTCATATACTTGGGGACCCACTCCCGCAGCAACGGGATCTGATCGATAGCGATCGGTCGGATCTCCTTGGACGTCAGGGCGAACGGGATGTGCGCGATGCCAAGAATCCCGGCCATCTCCTTGACCGGGTCGAGCAAGTGATCGGGGATGAACGCCGACCCGCCTCGGAACGAGAGCCCTGGAAGCTGCGCTAGCCGCGCCTTCTGGACGTCGGTGAGCGGCTCCGGGAATCTGATTCCAAGCCACATCTAGGATCGCTCCGCGTGTTCGAGCCTCTTTCGCGCGATCTCAACATACTCCTCTTCCCGCTCGATGCCGATGAACTGCATCCCCTCGGATAGAGCGGCGATGCCCGTCGAGCCACTCCCCATGAACGGGTCGAGCACGATGCCACCGGGTGGAGTGACGAGTCGGATTAGCCACCGCATGAGCGCGACGCTCTTCACGGTCGGATGGTGATTCCTGGCGCCGCCGGTGCGGCCGGCGCCGGCCCGGGGGGACTTCAACCCGTCGGTGCCGTCCACCCGGCCGGTCGCCTCACCCGCCGTCTTCACCGGAAGGTCGTCGAGCCCGGCCTCGCGCTCGGCGCGGCTCGCCTTCGCGACGTAGAAGAATCGCGATGCTCCGCCGGTGTCGCCGAAGCCTGGATCACCCGCCCGGAACTGCCCGGCGGGAACGTTTGTCACTGGCCCCTGCGCTTTCTTTCCGATCCGGCCGCCAGCCGACGTGGATACGCCCGACTGCGCGTCGAGCATCGCGGCGGCTTCCTCGTCGAGCGCGAGGTGCGCGGGCCATCGCCCCAAGGCTTCCGAGGGACGTTCTGCCATGTAGACCTCGGCCGATCCTCGCCTGCCGATCCGCCCCTCTTCACTCGACTCCTCCGCAGTCTTTCCACTCATCGGCGCGTTACCAGAAGCGCGAGACGACGCCCGGCGATCTGCCGCCGGACTCCCCCCTTCAGTAGCGATCCGGCACCCGTCGATGTTCAACCCGCCGGTGCCGTGCGCGAGCACATTCGCCGCAATCGTCCCGATGATTGGCTTCCTGATCAAGATCCAATGCTCGGCGGCGGGCTTCAGCGCGGTACCCCACCCTACGAAGCGGGCCGCCTCGGGGGAGCCCGGTGTGGTGATCGGCTTCGTCGCGGCGCGGATCTGTTCGTTGTCGTTACCGCTCACGGAGAGGCCGTATTTCCCGTTCGGATTCCGCCGCGCGTAATCGGGATCCTCACCGATCACTTCGCGATCGGCCCCGAGCTTCGCGTCGATAGCTTTGCTCACGTCGAGCGATTTGGGAAAACCTGTCCCGAACAAATGCATGACAACGTCGCGGATCTCGAACCCGGCATCTTCGAGCGCGGTCGCCGTCCAGTGGGATGTGCGAGGCAACGCCCAAACGAGCCCGTGCGCGCCGGGCTTCAGCGCCTTCAGCGCAAGCGCGAACACCCCCGCGAACGCCTTGATCCACTCGTCGCGGTGCCCGTAGTCGTGATCCCACTCTTTCCCCATGAAGGAGATCCCGGCCGGCGGATCGCAGACGATCGCGTCGATCGAGTTCGCTCTGATCTGGGCGAGGATCTCTCTGGCGTCACCGTGTTTGATCCGGAAGTTCGACATCACTCCTCACATCGCGAAGATGTCATCGCTGACAAGCGGTGACATGATATCATCGTCGGCTGTCCACCGTCGATATGAATGATCGCTCTCCCCCGGGATCAGGGGACACCTGACGATCAGCCGCTCCTTGGTGAGCGTTTCGAGCCAGTTGTAAAGCTCGCGCGCCTGCATCCCCGAATTCGCGCGTAGGATCACGTAGTAAGGTGTTGGATCGATCTGGATCGCCCGCAGGACCCGCAACTTCAGCCGTTCCCGGGGATCTGCGGAGATCGTCTTCGCGATCTCGTTGAGACTCGCGACGTGGACATTTCGCACAACATCGATCCCGAGTTCCAAGAATTCGGGGGTGAGGGTCCAGTCTTCGCCGCTCCGCGCCGGCCCGAAGTCCCACGCCAGGAGCCCGGCGATCTTCGCTGCCATCGCCGCTGATCGGTTGATCCCGGCCTTGATCCCCCGGGCCGACCGACCCGCTTCCGATCTCATCTCCGCCTCGAAGGCGTTCAGTAACGTCCACGCTCCTTCATCTATCTCCAGGCACTTCCCGACACGGTTGACGCGTAGGACATCGTTTGGATCACCAGACAGCATGGATCGAAGCCGGATCCACAATTGCTCTTCACTTGCTGTGTTCTGGACGTACTTCTTGCTAGGACGCTCGCGTGCAGCGAAGATCGTCAGGAAGCGAGCAAGATAGCCGCCAGCCCAATCGTTCGTGGTGGTGTCCTCCTCAAGCTGCGACGGTGTTACGCCGACTAGCGAGGAGATGTGAGGATTCTCGACGACCGATGTTATCTTGTTCCTCTTCTTCTCTCGCGTGTCCCCCGAGATCGCGGAGCAGTCGTACAACTTTAGAAAAAGCCCCTTCATGCCTTGAAGGTAGTTTCGGCTCATCATGGACAGCGACGCGCCGAAGTCAGCATCGAAGAGGATCGCCTGGGGTCTCTCGATCACGATGTCGAGGAAGCGTTCCCAAGATCCAGTAGGAAGGAGGCACGAGTCTCTTCGTGTCTCATACATGATCTTGTAAGCGATATCGATCGTCGTGGTTTTTCGCGCCTCGGTCGAGTCGCCGATCAGAAGCACGAAGAGATTGAGATGTAATCCGTTGCCGTAGAATGGCACGATCATATTGGCGGGGACGGTCTGTGATAGCAAGGAGAGCCCCGCTCCGAGGTGGTAGGCAAGATTCGCATCCGTGGAGTTATAACAATAGCCCAGATACGATCGAAGCCACGATTCCACCGGGAGCTTTTCGACGAACGGGGTTATCGCACTTTCACTGAGTGGCACAGAGAAGAGCCTCGGATCCTGCGTGTCATCCCAGCCTGCCGGTCTACTCCTTGCTACCCCTGCCCGTCAAGTCGGGGGCGGAAACGCTGGTGAGAGGGGGGCGCGTCCGCGCGGCGGCGGCCTTTGCCTCCCTGACCTCCCTGGCGCTCTTGGAGACCCACGCATCGAAGCTCAATTCGTTCGGATCGGGCGGCGGGGGCGGTGGGCACATCGACTGATCCAAGATGGGCTCGGAGAGGTCGGCGAAGGGGAGCGTCTTCGCCTTCGGGTTCTTCTCTCCAGGCTGCGGATCCCAAGCCCTGAAGATCCGATGAAGGCCGAACATCCAAGGCATCGGCGTCCCTGACCCCGGCTTGTCAGGGAGAAGAGGAGAGGCGTCCGACGTCGGTTTCGCCCACGCGCGGAGTGCTGCGACGGGCTCGGCTGCTACGACGTACTCTCCTCCGTACCGCTGGCAAGCGATCCGTGTCTCACTGTTACGGAGAGTTACATCACTCCAAGTTGACTTGAGAAGATCGGTTCCTGGGCATCGGGACAGATAGATGATCGCTCCGATCACCACGAGCGGAACAGGTGAGGGGCGCTGTGTCTCAACGGGGATGCTCTCTTGCAGCTTCCTTCGCCCCTCCAAGGTGAGGTCTGGACGTGAGGTGACGACGTCCACGATGGTGGCACCGTGCTCCTTCCCGTATCGGACGAGGTGTCTCCACGAGGTGCGGAAGGTGGCTCGGGTCCCGGCAGCGAAGCGACTTGCGTAATACTCCAATTCCTCAACCGTCGGGGAGGTCCCGATCACACGGATCGCGGCTCGGACCGTGGCAGTGTAGACGTTCGCCGTAGCTGGTGCTTTCTTCTCCTTCGACACGAGCCACTCCGTGAACGGTGCGAGGTTCACTTCCCGGTTTCCCGTATTCTCCGAATCCATGATCGCGTCTCCTGGGAATACTTATTGTCACTTCTGGGTCTTTCCGGTGGCGTCCCGAGAGTGACATCGAATCGGATCTAATTAGATCCGACACTCCTTTCTCTCACCTGTATGACCCCTCATATACTATACAGAGAGAGACTATTAGAGCCCCCTGTGATGTGATCTACGGATCTGGTAATTCCTAAAATAGTCGCCCTCTGTATAGCATATGTGGCCCCACGCACCCGTGCGAAGCGTAGTCCACACCCAAGAGAGACGATCGCCCCAGGACGTATCCATGCTAGGCCAGGGGGCTCATGGGACGACGCAGCGCCACCGAACGAGAATCGACGCGGGTTTCGCTCGACGTGAGCGGCGCGCATTTCAATTCACTGAGAGCGTACGCGCTTGCGCAGGGACTCAACGTGAACCAAGCCGCGCGGGAGCTTTTGCTGGCTTCGCTGGCGGTGAACGCGCTCGATGGTGCCTACCAGAGCGCCGCCTTGAAAGCCTACTCCGACGCGCGAGGGGTTGCGCAGCGGGCGCTCTCGGAGTCGATGCGCAACGTCTGGTGTGCGCTCGATGAAGCGCGCCGTAGCGAGGCGACGATCAACGTGCCCGACATGCCGATGCCGGAGGTCGCGTGAAAACCTCCGGGGGTGAGTTACTGCGAGTCATCCCCGCCACGCGCGACGACGCGGGCACGCCGCTCGAACCAGAAGAGCGCCCCGCCACCGAGGCATTCTCGATGCCCGTCGAGGTGAACATCTCCTCCGAAGCCGTTGCGCCCGGCTCCGGCGCCGCAGCGGGAAGCCTGCGAGGCATGGTCGGCGTGGACACAACCGCCGGTGAAGTCGCCCAAGCCGCCGCGACACGCTGTGAACTGTGCGAACACTGGCGACGCGATGCGTACCTGAAACATCTCGCCGCGATCTCCGACACCGTCGCCGGGCAGAAGCAACTCGATGCGATGCGCGGTGAGCTACTCGGCCGCAAGTCCGGATCGCTATCCGTGACGCCCGATGATCTGCTATCGGTGAACGCATCGATCCAATACGATTTCGGGATCTGCGCTGCATTCACAGAGAGCGAGCGAGTTCCCGTCGCCGCTGCCTTTTACGGAGGCTGCCCTGAGAACGATCAGCGCTTCAAGTCCCGGTCACGATCCGATCAGCGCATCGGGTCCGCAGCCTTCGATACGATCATGAGAATGGCGCAGGGTCGAAAGGAGTGATCCCGATGTCATGGTCTCGGAAATTCTGCGCCGACGATCCCCAGAAGGCGATGCTCACGATCCAAGATTCGACCGAGAGGTCTCCGGGGGACGGCGGAGTTCCACACGACGTCGTGAATGTGATCGTCGGGTGTCTCTCGAAGATGGTGATGCTCGACGATCGTGTCGTTCTCATAGCTACCAGTGGTCATGTCGCAAACGGGATCGGCGACATCACGATCTCGATCTCCAACGTCGAAAAGGTGAAATAGCCATGGCAGATCCGATCCCAACCCCAGCCGATCCGCCCGTCGAGCCCCCGACCGATCAGACGAACCCAGGCGACGCTGGGCACACCACGTCCGAACACCTCTGGCACAAGGTGTTCATGATCCTCGCGTCGGTCGTCTCCGCCACCGCCTTCGTGGGCGACGCGCTCTTGCAGGTGACGAAGGTGATCCCGGAGGGCTCGAAGTTCCTCCAGTGGGCCGCCGTCGTCGGCGGCATCGCGGCGCTCGTCGGCAAGATCAGCTACGAGATCAGCCGGACGCTCGTGAAGCTCAAGCTCGTGGACGGCCAGATCGAAGCCGCCAAGGCGGCGACCCGCACGCCGGAAGACGCCGCGCGGACCGTGCTCGGTCAGGGCGGATAGGTTCCGGTGCGCCCCCTCGCTCTCCTCCTCGCGCTCATCGTCGCGCTGCCCTTCGTCCCCCAGGCAAGGGCCGATGAACCGGTCATACCGGAGTGCGCACTCCCTGCGGATGCTCCGGCGAACTACTTGCGGGTTCGCTGGCGTGGCCCCGGAGTGGTCGAGGGCGAGGGGGTGCCCGGATTCTGGGTCTCCGATGCGTCGATGCAGAAGATCGCGGAAGACGCCGACAAGTGCAAGAACGCGCTGACGACGTGCATCGTCGATCTCGAAGTCCAGAAGGCGACAGTCCGATCGCCCGGCTGGTGGCTTTGGCTTGGCGGAGTGACCGCTGGGATCGCGATCGGATTCTTCGCCGCCGAGAAGTTCAAGTGATCGGCGGAGCCGCGTCGGCGCTTCAGATCGAACCCTTCACCGATCTGATCTTCATCTATTCGACCTCATGTGAAGCCTGCGCAGAGGCAGAGCCCGATCTCGACAAGTTCGTGAAGAAGACGTCGATGATGGTGCTCCGTCTCCAAGCCGAGGGGCCGTATCCTGCGAGGCTGGGGATCAAAGTGAAGGCGACGCCGACATACGTCCTGCGCTACGGTCGCGAGGCGTTCGTCCATGTCGGCGGTCTGACCGTCGATGAGATCGAGACGTGGATCGAAGGTGTCAGGTCAGGAGAGCGGAAATGATCGATCTGATCTTCTTCACAATGGCATGCTTCGGTCTGGTTTATTGCATTGGGCACTCGGTGGTCTCGCTCCCGGTCCGCCGGTGGATCGCCGGAGATCCGCCGAAGATGGCTGGGCCACGCTTCTGGTTGATCACGCTCATCGAGTGCCCGGCGTGTCTCGGATTCTGGATCGGCTTCGTGGCCGGTTGGTTTGGTTACGTCCCGATCCTCGTGCTCCTCTCCCCGCTTCATCATCCGATCCTCGCAATTGCGTGGGGTCTCTACATCGCGGGGACGAACTACGTCCTGGCGAAGCTAACCGCGCTGATCTGAAGGGTCCCCAATGAAGACACCATTCTGCCATCGGCTGACGATCATCGAGCCGCCGAAGTCCACGCTCGCGATCGGCTCCGACATGAAGCCGCAAGCGACACAGATGTTGCAGCACCTCGTCCCGTGTATGGGACCTCAGTGCGCGCTCTTCATCGGCGATCCGCAACATCCTCTCGGCGGCGCGTGCGGTGATCTCGTGCAGGCGATCGCCCTGGCTCGCATCGCCGCAGTCGCCGAGGAGTCGTTCGGCGGCGACGAAGAAGAAGATCCCGAGGCGACACAGCAAGCCGCCACACCGTAGGAGATCCGATCATGAACCCGACTTTCACGAATCCCGACATCGCGACGACAAGCGCGCAGGCGGCGATCTCTCTCACCGAGCGGATGCAAGCGGACGGCGACGAGTTCCGCGTGCGCATCATGCGCAGACCGTCGTCCGGCGGTGCGCCCGAGACGATCGCCGTCGTGGATTACGTCACGCTCGAACAGGTGATGAATCCCGAGGCGTGGATCTCTCTCCTCGCCGGTGGGTCACCGTACTACGTCCTGCAAGTCCAGCATGCGAAGGACAAGGCAACTGGGATCTTCTCCGCGCTCTACCAGATCCCTGCGATCGCGGGTGACATTCTCCCTCCGAACCCGCGCGTCGCAGAGCTTCCCGAGTGGCCGTCCAACATGAAAATCCAGTTCGTCCCTGGAATGAACAAGCCGAAGACGCAACCGGGGACGAACGGCAAGATGGGCGGATCCCCCTCCCACGAGGTCACGCCGACCCTGCCGACAGGCAGTGATGGGGGATCCGCCCTTCTGCTACAACTTCAGCGCGAGCGTGAGGCTCTCTCCGAGCAACGTCACCGGATGGAACTCGATGCGGTCCGCCGCGAGAGCGAAGCCTCGATGAAGGCGATCGATGCTCGGATCGCCGCGATGGCGATCCAGAACCAGGCGCCGTCGTTCGATCTGGAGAAGTTCATCGCCGCCGCCGGGGTCGTGATTGCCCCGATCGTGGCGAAGATGATCGAGGCGTCGTCGGCGTCTCGGGAGAGAGAGGCGCGGGCCGAAGAGGCTCGGCTCGGCCGCGAGGCGAAGACGGACGAGGCGCGGCAGCAACGCGAATCCGCGCTCATGGAGAAGATCGCAACGCAGTCCACGGAGTCGGCCAAGGTGATCGGCGTCTTCACCGAATCGCTCTCGACCGTCGCGCGATCGATGGTGCAGACCGTGGCGATGGTCGGCGAGCTTCGCCAAGAGCCGCCACAGGACGAGTCGCTCATGGGCGTGCTGAAGGTGGGGATCGCGGCGTGGGCAGAGAACGCCTCTCGCGCTGCGCAGCCTCCTCAGATGCCGCAACGTCAGATCGCTCCACCGCGCGCCGCGCCGAGGGCTGCACCGCAGCCGACCGAGGAAGTGGAGGAAGAAGTCGAGATGACCGCATCGCAGATGCTCGACGTCCTCGCACAGAGCATCCGGGAACTCGAAGATCCGAACGATCTCGCGGAGTCCATCGTGGAAGCGATCGGATCTCCGGAGTTCGTGACCCAGACACAGCACGAGGGTGGTCTCATCGACGCGCTGCGGAAGCGGCTCGGCGAGGCGTGGGCGGGGAACCCCGCCAATGTGGCCTACGTGCAGAGGCTCTTCGCGACCGTCGAGGGTCTCGCGAAGTCGCGCGGAGTGGACATCGCGGCCACGATCGCGCCGCCCGCACCGACCGCCGCCTAGCTCGGGCGCGGTGTTCATTTGGGGCGCTTCGCTTGACGCGGAGCGCCCCTTTCTGTACCAGTCTCGACCCAGGCGTGGCCTTCGAGGTTGCTCGAAGTGCCTTCGAGATACGGAGCGCAGGAATCGGGCTGGGCGCGCAGTGAGCGCGGCACATTCACGATCCGCGACGTAGGATCTCAGCAAGCCGCACTGAGGAAGATCCTCTCCCTCGTCGAGAAGGGATCGACGGATCCGGTCGTACGCCGCACCGCAATCCAGATCACATCCGACTGCAACTCGCGCGACGATATGTGCGAGCTACAAGCGATCTTCAATGCCGTGAAGCATGGCACCGACAAGATCAAGGGCTTGCAGGACGGTCTCCGCTACATCGCCGATCCGACCGCCGTGGACTTCTACACCGGCGCGCGTCGCACGCTCATGGAGTGCCAGATAGGATCCTGCGCGGGCGATTGCGACGATCACACCATTCTCGTCGGGTCACTTCTCGCCTCGATCGGGTTCAAGGTCGGCGCGCGGGCGTGGGGTCCCGATCCATCCCGCACCGAGTTCACCCACGTCTACTGCATCGTCGCGCTGCCCAAGCGCGGCCCGTGGCCGGCGAGCTACACCGGTCACGGCATGGACACGACGGTCGAGAAGTCGGTCGTCGGCTGGGAACCACCGAAGCGCAAGGCCCTCTCGATCTGGTTGGAGGACTGACCCATGGCGAAGCGAAAGACCATCACAGTCACGACCGGATCGAAGTTCACTTGGCCCGACAAGCTGTACGGGCGAAAGATCACATTCAAGATCCAGCCGATCAAGAATGGGATCGCGATCTCGCGTGGTGGCCGTCGTGGCGGCTTCCGCGCCGAGGGGAAGAAGTCGGGTGGTCTCCTCGTCTGCCAGATGTCGCACCACGAGCGGCCGACGCACTGCATCCGCGAGACGAGCGTCGTGATCTTCCCCGGTGGAGGGGCGCAAACGCGGAAGTGGTCGGGCAACGTCCAGCTTCACGGCTACTCGAAGAAGAACCGCCGCGTCCGCAGGACACGCCGCGCAGGCAAGAGGAAGGGCTAGACCATGGCAGAGAGCTACGGTGGAGCACTCGATTTCCTTCGCGCGGTGATCCCATCCACGACGATCGTCGGGTCGGCGCTGCGCGGGGACGCAACGGGCGCGGCGGCTCGCACGGTCGGGCTCGTGAAGGGCGCGCAGTCCAAGCCCCCCACGGCCGATCAGCTTGCCCTCATGGGCGCGGGCGCACCGGGTGGTGGCATGTTCGGGAGCGGAATCCCGTCGTGGCTCCCTCTCGTCGCGATCGCCGGGGTCGGCGCGGCGATCCTTCTCAAGAAGAAGAAGGGGCGGAGGTAGACCATGCTACGCGGCTACTCGAAGAAGAATCGCAAGCTCCGCCGCAAGAAGCGGAGCGCGAAGCGGTTCGGCTCGCCACCGGAGATCCACTACAACGCCACCAAGAGCGCGGCGAAGAGCTTCCTCGTCACGTCTCGGCTGGTTCGTCGCTGGGCGAAACAGGAGGCTTGTTACAACGCCTGGAAGTATTTCGGAGTGGCGAACTGGCACGCCGGTATGGCGCAGGCACATGCTCGCTCGCTTCCGGCGTACGCCCGCGAACGGGGCGCGAAGGGCCGCCCACGCGGCGAATACTCGAACAAGATCGATCGGCTGCTCGACATCGTCCAGAGAGCGTGCCCGGTTCGCACCGGCTGACTTTTCCACGGCCGACGGTGAGCCGCCGATCACCGTGGAAAGAAAGACAAGGAGGCAACAAATGAGGGTCGCGATGTTCGAGGGGTACGCAGGACCGAAGGCACGGCACCGCCGCCGCCGTCGGCGCCGAGGTGCGTTCGGAGCACACCGCCGGAGCCGTCGGCGGGGCCGCCGGTCCAGCGCGCAGTCCGCGCTCGGCCGCGCCGCGAAGGCGTGCAAGGGTCTCCCGGGCTCGAAGTTCCGGGCGTGCGTGAAGCGGAAGCTGAAGCGGGGCCGCTAGCTCGGTACGAGCCGACCTCGGGGTAGCTTGCAGCGCCCCTTGATTCACCAAACCACTGAGGCGCTGAAGCCTCGAAGGAGAAGCAAATGGCACGTCACCGTCGTCGCCGCCGCCGCAGCTACGGGGATTACATCTCCGTTCCGCTGGGGTTCGGCAAGTTCAAGCTCCCCGGCGTCAAGGGGCTCAACCCGCTCGGCAAGAGCGTCGGTTCCACCGATGTCGCGATCGGCATGGTCGCGGGCACCCTCGGCGGAAGCGTCCTCGCCAGGCAGATCACGAACTTCTGGCCGACCGCGCCGGAGTTCGTCCAGCGCTACATGGGGCCGATCTCCGCGATCCTCGCGGGCGTCCTCGCCAAGATGCTGCTGAAGAACCAGCACAAGGGAGAAGGGATCTACGTCGGCGCGGCGCTGGCTGGCGTGGTTCCGATCGTCACCGGCATGGCTGCCGGGATGCTGCCCGGCATCTTCCAGGGCTACGTGGACGTGAACCTCGGTGGGTACGGTCTGCTCACCGACGTCAACCCGATGGGCCTCCTCGTGGACGAGGGCTCGCAGCGGATGAGCGAGCTTGCCGCCTACTCGATGGGTGAGGATCAGGACGACTACTCCGGCTTCCCCTACTAGCCGGCGACGAAGCGATCGCAACATCCTGTTAGCTTGCCGCGACGGGATCAACGCAGCAACGATGGCATTCACGTAAGTCCATCGACAGGAGAAATACCATGAAGGTGATGATCCCCAGAACACGGCCGAGCGCGACCGCAGTGCCGGACAAGCTCGATCTTCGCGACGAACACATCTACTCGGCCGGCGTCTTCCAGCACGGCGGAGCCACCCCGCTCACCCTCTTCACGGTGCCGCTCGGCCAGGGCATCCCGCACACGGCCGGTGCCGGCGTCGCCGCAACCGGCGAGCCGTCGCACTACACCTCCTACACCGAGCAGACCACCAACCTCGAAAAGGCTGGCGAGTTGGGCTCGAACATCGGCGATGCCGGCGTGAAGGCGATCGGCGTGACGTTCGACGTCGCGACCGCCAACGTGATCGGCACGGTGAAGGCGTTCGGCGCGACCCCGGTCGAGGTCGCCGATCTCCAGAGCCGCGTCACCCTGGAGTTCCTGATCACCCGGAAGCGCCGGATTATCGGTCCCGTCTGGATGTTCCCCCCGACGGGCGGGATCTGGGCGACCGCCACCACGTTCACCGCGCACCCCGGGTTCGCGACGAACGGCGCGTCGCAGACCGGCCGCCGGTTCCGCGTGCCGATCATGATCGGCTCGACGGACACCGTCGTGGCGAAGCTCACGCCGCAGTCGGCGCTGGTGTTCACCGTGACGGTGACCCCCGGCCAGCCGGTGCTGGCGTGGGTCAACCTCCTCGCAGCAGTCGGCGCCGAGGTCCGGTAGTCCCTGGAACGGTGGAGGGTCGGAGTTCTGCTCCCCCGAGTGGCTCTGACCCTCCACCGGTAGCATTCACCCTGAGTAGCTTGCAGCGCTCGGAGGGTTTCACATGGCAAAGTTCCGTCTCGCCGCCTCACCGTGGACCCCCAGGAAGCCCCCCGCCCGTCCCGCTCCCAGACCACCGGTGATGCGACCGTCGCCGATCGTGAAGGTCTTCGATCCGCGCACCACGATGGGGACGCCCTTCTACCCTCCGGTTCACTTCTTCGCCGAGGCCGATGTCGTGGCCGGCGGCGAAGGTACGATCAACTCGGAAGCGCTCTCGAACCGCACGGGCAAGTCGATCGAGATCCACGAGATCCGGCTCGCCGCGCGCATTCCTCCACAGGAGCAGATGGAGGCGGTTGACGTCGCCTCCTTCATCCGCGTCCGTATGTCGGCGATGGGAAAGCCGATCACGAACTCGTTCGTCCCGATGTGGCTCCTCGGGAAGATCGAGCAGTATCCGAGCCAAGTGTCGGCCGGAACTCTCCCAGGCAACGAGGCGGCGAGCTTCTACATCTGGCGCCTGTCTCAGCCGATGTTCCTTCCGCCGGGAGCACAGATCGAAGCGCAGTTCCAACACTCCGGCGCACTTCGGTTCACGGCTCGCGCGCAGATCGGTCTCGCCGGTCGATACGTCGCGGCTCGGAAGACGACATCGGCGATCCCGTACGCTTCGGCGTATGTCTCGCGGGGGTTCGAGTACGCGGAAGTCGGGTTCGATGAGTCGTCCGAGAGCGACCTCGTGAACAAAACCGGTCACGATCTCAACATCGATCGCCTGACAGGGCGCGTCCTGATCACGCGAGCAATCGCCGATGGCTTCTCCGGTGCTGTGGTGGACAACGATTCGTACAATACGTCCATCATCACGGGTCGGATCAACACGTCGAACAATCTCCCGATCCTCCGGGACTACCAGAACTTCCTCGCCGTGTTCGGGAACAGCCGGTCGATGGACATCCCACATGTCATGGAGCCGAATGACTTCCTGCGCGTCGGGATCAGGAAGACGGCTGGCGCGACACCGATCCTTCAGCCGTATACGACGTGGACAGGACAAGCGTCGGTCGCATTTCTCGGATGGAGAGAGGAAGGGATCTAGCCATGCCGGGCCGCAATCTCAGAAACCCATTTGCGTCGTCCACCGAGGCGACGATCGCGTTCACCGCTCCAGGGGCTACGTTCGGTGGTGCTCGAACCCAGATCGATCCGTCCCCGCTGACGAACACGTTCCGGATGCCAATCGAGATCCGAGAGATCCATGTCCTCATCCGGACGGAGTACGGGATCAATTCTCTTCTGACTGCCGCGCAGTCGATCTACATCGACGCGAAGTTCGGGAAGCACTCCATCACCGACGGGCCGGTTCCTCTCGACGTTGTCGCTCCATTCAAGGTGAGCGAAGACAACTTCGGGATCAATCAAGTCAGCGCGACAACGGCGACTCGCGCCGAGCGCCGTCGGATCGTCCTGCCGAAGCCATTGATCGTTCTCCCTGGGATGGGTTTCAATGCAGTGCTCACGATCCCACCGAACGAGTTCCTGGCGACGTTCGACACGACATTCACGTCGATCGTCACCATCACGATGATCGGTCGGTTCCTCTCCCCCGCCGACAAGCTGCCAGAGTTCAACGATGTTCCGATGATCTCGCACGTCCAGCTTTCCCAGACACATCGGGTGTCGCTGGAGAACGAGCTTCAGAACCCGCTCACCGGTCCGATCAAGGTTCATCGGATGATGGGGTCGGTCTTCTACCAGCAGACGATCGGTGGTGGGTCGGACTTCATCCGGACCCTCTGGGAGTCTCGTGGGACGACGATCCAGTTGCATTTCCCGGACAGTGAAGTGATGTCCGAGGACTTCGTCGAGTTCCCGCGCCTCTTCGGTCAGTGCCGCCTCTGGCCGAATGGCATCTTCGAGATGCCAGGGAACACGCGCATTCGAGCGGAGATCAGCCTGAATGCGCTCGATACAACCGAGACCGCGAACACTGGATACCACGTCTCTCTCTTCGGAACGCGGCAGGAGGCGCTGTCATGACCGCCAAGTGGCCGGTTCTTCTGGAGGCGACGATCCCAGGCCTCGTGGCGAACCTGATCGGATCTCCGACGGACGTCCGGGGGTTGGAGAATCGCACCGCGAAGATCCTGCGCATCGACGAGATTCGGATCCGGTCGTGGTTGACCTCATCCTCGAATCCTCGATCCACGAGGATGCCGGCCTTCTCAACAGGAGAGATCCGGCTGCGCATCGGCAACGAGCCGATCACGGCCGAGTTCTCCCCGATCCCTGCGGTGACGTGGCCAGTCGGCGATTTCGAGTTCGAGATCCGTCGCGCGGGGAGCACCCCCGATCCATTCCAGAGATCATTCTCTGCGTTCGTGATGAAGTTCCATCGTCCTGTCTACCTCGCAATTGGACAGGCGATCAACGTGCAGGTTCGCCACCGGGACACTGAGGCGAGCACGTACGTGATCACGGCAATCTGCCGTGAGGCGGATGCGATCATCGGGGAAGCCTTCACCCCGTGGTTCTCCTTCTACAAGCCGCCTGCGCACACCGATGGTTCCGGCAACTTCGAGGATATCTCGACATCGGCCGATCTCGTGAACCCGTTCGGAGAAGAGATCCTCGTCGAGCGCTTCATCTCGCGCGTCTTCTTCGGGAGTGACAGCGCCACATCCCCCGTAGAGCCTGATCGGAACAATGGAACCACCGGTCAGTTCGCGTTCTACTTCGACAACATCCGTGTGAGACTGGAAGCTCACGATGGAACGCAGGTGGCGCGTGACGCCACGCCGATCGGGATCTTGTTCGACATGATCCGTAAGTCGTGGGTCGTGAACTCCATGCTCCCAGCGAAGGGGTTCTATCGCGCGTCGGTGCAGTCCATCTTCCAGAACCAAGCGGTTCCAGAGACGCCGCGCCCCGTTCAAGTGTTCATCGGAATGCTCGGCTACCGGGCAGTGAGGAGATAGCATGCGCGCGATCTCGCAGATCCCGGTCAACTTCCTCTACCAGAGCTACCTCGACACGACGCTTCAAGAGACGGCGATCCTCGTCCAGAACACGAACCAGCCGATCATCCCCACGCCCGATGTGATCCCGGTCGTGGCGAGCACCAAGTACCGGGTGCTGAAGTACGAAGGCGCGGGACGAGCGGTCGGTCTCCACTCTTCGTCCGACACTCCCCTCGCGGTGAAGTTCTACGGATCAGATAACGACTCGGGCGTCCTTCTCCTGAAGCCGGGGCAGGTGATCCAGCCGGGCCCGTTCACGTCGATGGAGTACGGGCTCCCGTTCGGCTGGCTCGGTGGTGGGCGCGGGCTTCTCCTCATCGCCCACACGCCTGAAGCGAAGCTCGACGTCGGGTCGGCCCTGCCGGAGTTCATCTTCCATCGCACACGCCTCTTGATCCAGGCGTCGGCATCACCACTCCCGGCACTGAAGCGAAACTGGCCCCTTCAGTTCCCATGGTCACAGGCGGTGCGTGGCACGAACTCGGCCGATCAGAAGGGCAACCCCCTGATCCGCGTGGTTCCCACCCGGACGCTCCTGCGGCTTCGTCTCCAGATTGCCGCTCCGGTCGCGGTCGGTCTCGTCTTCCGTGGGTCGCGCGAGTTCGACGAGAGCGATCTCGGAGTGGTCGCGGTGGCGGATCTCAACTCGACGTTCTGCGAAGTCACCTTCCCGGCATCGACTGATCCGCTCTTCGCGCCGTTCCCCACCATCTCGATCCCGGAGGACTTCCTCCGGCTGTGTCTCGATGAAGGTGGGCTCTCCGCGTTCGATCTCGGCAACGCGGCGGTGCTCGCCGAAGCCGAGATCGACGTCGTCCGGTTCGGGAGGATCTGATCATGTCCTACGGAGCGGTGAAGCATCACGCGAAGAGGATCAAGGCTGCCTTCTGGCGTGGGGCGCCGAAGGGCATGAACAAGCGCGTCACAATCCGCGTCGAGATCGGCCGGTCTCTTCGCAATCGGCTTCCATGGAAGGGTCGGGTTCGTTCACTCGGCCCCGGATATGCGGCGCGGGCTTGCATCGTCGGTGGTCGGGAGCGCCGCTGCACCTACTCCGAAGGTCGGTCTCCGACCACTGCGTTCAAGTCGGCGGTTCGGAAGCTTATGAAGAAGACGAGGTAGCAAAATGCGCGTCGCCATGTTCGAGGGGTTCGACGAGAGGTCGGTCGCGATCAACGCGCGCCGTCGTCGCCTCTCGGGTTATGGCGCATTTGGCGATGCCGCAGATCCTCGTGTCGAGGAAGCGATCAGAGGGCAGATTCAGGTGATGCAGAAGGTCCAGACGACACTCTGGGAAGCTCACAATCGGTGGGCCACCGGACAGTTCTGGATCGGCGTGGTGATCCCAGCCGCTCGTCTCCTTCAGATCGGAAAATTCGATTGGAAGTACGCTGTCAACTCCTGGCAGTCATCCGTCGATTCGTGGTGGTCGCAGTCACTCACCGATGCCGTGCGCGCAGATCCCTCGAAGCTCGACGCCTGGACGAAGATGGGCCTTCGCATCATCGAGACCGCAGAGAACACCGCACGCGAGATCGGTGACGACGGTGTGCTGCGCCTCTTCGTCGATTTCAAGAATTCGTTCGTCTTCGTGGTGCGCACGGCCATCTCGCAAGGGCTGAAGCTCACCACATCGCTCATTCCGACGTGGATCTACTACGTCGGCGCCGGTGCGCTGGCGATCTACCTCCTGCCGTTCTTCATGAAGAGGAAGTGACCATGGCATCTCGATCGGAAAGGCTCGGCGCGCTCCGAGCGGCGATGATGGGTGACACGGGGCAGGTCGGCGCGGAGGTGCGCGGCTACGCAGAGGCGGAGCCGTCCCCTTCGGCGGCGAACCTGATCCGGCAGCTTCGCGCGGCCCTCTCCACCGAGCGGCAGGCCCGGCTCGGGGCCGAGGCGCGGCTGCGCGGGGTCATGGCCGAGCTTGTCAAGATGCGGGCGACGGTCGTGCGGGCCACCCCGCAGCTTCCGATCTCGACCGAGCCAGAGGTCGTGGAGATGGATCCGTCAGCCGAGATGGAAGCGACGGACTACGGCGACATCCCCGTGGATCGCAGCCTCGCGTTGCGCGAATTTCTCACCGATCCCGATGAGGAGGAGGACGACTGACATGGCTCGTTACAATGGTCATCCATCGTGGGCTCATTGGAACGTCTCCCTCTGGATCGGCAACGATGAGGGGCTCTACAACACCGCGCGTGAGTGCATCCGCTCGATGCAGACGAAGAAGTCGGCGGCGGAGTGCATGCTCTCGTTGCTTCACGAGGCGGGAGTTCGAGAGACGCCAGATGGAGTGAAGTATACGGTGACGACGATCCACCACGCGATGCGTGGGATGTGAGGTAGCACATGGCCAAGTGGCAGAGACGGCACTACGAGACGATCGCGGTCGGTCTGAAGGCGAAGGGATCACCTCGCGCGGAGATCGACGAGTGGGCACGCAAGTTCGCGGCCGACAATCCCAGGTTCCGCGCCGACTACTTCATCGCCGCCGCCACGGGTGGCGAGATCCAGATCCAGACCCGCCAGCGGGGCGGCAGGACGATCACGCGCGCGTACCGCAACCGCTCGCGTCCGCGCCGGCCGTTCAAGGTGCCGTCGCTCGCCGGGCTCCGATGGCTCCAGACCGCTCTTCGGAAGAACACCAAGGCGAAGGGCTACCGCTACAAGGTCGTCTGCCCGTCGAGCACGAGGACGATGGTCACGAAGTCGATCCACAAGAAGAAGTCGGCCGCAACGAAGGCGGTCCAGAGGCTCTCCCGGAAGGGGTGGTGGACCGGGTGCCGCGTCAGGAAGATCGGGAGGTAGGTCATGGCTCGGAGACGTCGCAAGCGCTACGGAGATCCGACCGACTACCACGCGGATCGCGCCAAGGGCACGCTGCGAGAGATCAACCGGCTTCGCGGCGCGCTGAAGCGTCACCTGAAGGCACCGCCCGACTGCGCGACGGCGGCTCACCTCGCGATCTCACTTGCGCAGGCGCAGGGATCGTATCTCATCGACCGGTCGGCGAGCGGTCCGAGGATCAGCGGAAGCTACGGCGGCAAGGGACCACGCGCTGTGATCGAGCGCTTCATCCGCGCGTGCGTGATCGAGCCGAGGTCGCTCGCAGCGAAGCGGAAGATCCACGCAGTGTGGAGGTAGTGTGGCCGATGGCAACTCGTTCCTCGAAGCGCTCGCTCGCCGGCTACGGACAGGGTCCGGTGGTGGACGTGGAGTGGAGAGAGGTCCCTCCGGAGACGCCTTCACTGCCGCCGCCCTTCGTGGCGCCGCCGGTCAGGCTCCGCGCCCGCAGGGTGTCCGACGGATCGCCTCGGGTCGTCGCGCAGGTGCCGACTCTTGCCTCTGCGATGGGAAGAGGAAGTGAGATGCGCGGACGTTGCATGGTGTGTGGAGTTCCCGCGACGACCGCCGTGAGGGCCGGGCCGTTCAAGGCCGACGTCTGCCACATCCACGCCGCGACGGTGAACGTCACCGCCTTCTTCCTACAGCATTTCCTTGGGGGCTGATCATGAGCGGCGGACTCTTCTCTCCTGGCGAGTATTCCGATCGTATCACCGAGTCGGTGTCGTCGATCCTCGGCGGAACCCAGCTTCCGGATGGTGTCTTCAACGAGATCGTTTCCATCATTTGCCAGGAGTTCCCCGTCGGTGGAGATCCATCAGTCGTTCGCGCCCGCATGGACGCGCTCGTTCGTCTCGGCATCGCTGGTTCGCTCGATGTCGATGCGGAGAACTTCGAGTTCTTCGTGAACGCCACGACCGGAAACGACGCGAACCCCGGCACGGCGGCGCTTCCTCTGAAGACATTCGACAAGGCGATCTCTCTCTTGCCGACGACCTTCTGGGGTGGGAAGTGCCGCATCCGGCTCGATGTCGGAGCATACACGATGGGGCGAGGAGGTTACTCCTTCGCGGGACCGATAGGTCCGCTCGCAGAGCCTCTCTTCATCATCGGCACGATGATCGACTCGGGTCTCGGCACGCTCACCGATGCTGGTGGATCGACGTCTATTGTTGTAACGGGTGGCGCTGGGATGGTGGTGGATGCCTTTCGCGGTCAGAGAATCCGCTACCTCACAGGAGCGCGGGCTGGGCAGACACGAGGCGTCGTCAGCAACACCGCAACCGCTTTCACTCTTCAATTCGCACTCACCGGAGGGGCGCCAGGGGCAGGCGATACGTTCGTGGTGGAGAAGCCGGGGACCACGCTCACACCAACGTCCGAGCCGACGTTCAGTGTGGCGTCGATGGGCGGGCGTGTTCCAATGCCGTCGATCGCGTTCTACGCAATCCAGTTCTCACTCACGAATCGTTCGATGTTCTTCGAGGGGGGCGGGACGTACGTTGGTTGGGATGCGTGCTGGGCCAACTTCAACGCGACGAACACGTCGATTATATTCGTCACCAATGGCGCGATCGCTGGAATGCGCGGTCTCGGCGTCGAGTTCCCCGACGTTTCCAACTCGTCTGGCGCGGTGATCGATAGCACGTTCTTCTACCTCTTCAATGGCGTCACGAACGCGACGACCGGGGTTCAGCTTAGTGGAGGAGTCAACCAGGCTTCAGTGACCGCAGCGCAAAATCGGTTCTTCCTCAGTCTCATCATGGACAACTGCTTCTTGGGTGGTCTGGGTGCTCAGGTTACGTTGTCCGGTCCGAGCTTCCGCGCGACACAGATCCACTTTACCGCTGATAGCGTTGTCACGCTTCGATCTAACGGGAAATTCGATGGATTGAACCTGACGACTGTGGCCCTTCTTGTTTTGTCGGGAAACAGCACGCTCCGGATGGTGAGCGGAGGCACATACGAGTTCAGTAATTGCACGGCCGATGCCATCATCGTCAGTGATGGCAGCAAGCTAGGTGTCAGCGGTCTCGGTGAGGCTGGGACGGCGGCGCCTCTCACTCTCACCGGAACGGGGAATGTCGGGTTCGGGATCCGACTCAAGGCTGGATGTCTCGCGGTTCTCGGTGTCGGCACGACAGTCACAGGAACCGCTGGCGACATCATCGTTGGGGCCACAACGACCACGCATGCGAACCTGACCGCCGCGACGTTCGTCACCGATGCTAACTTCCTTTCGAGGGTCTCACGCACATGAGCAGCGGACTCTTTTATCCAAGCGACTACACCGATCGGATCGCCGAGTCGGTGACGTTGATCCTAGGAATTGGATCGCAGCTTCCGGATGGAGCTTTCAGCGAGATCGTCGCGATCCTCTGCCAGGAATTCCCAAATGGTGGTGATCCTTCCATCATGCGTCCACGGATCAATCAACTCGTGACTCAGGCATCCACGGCGGGTGGCGAATTCCAGACGACCGACCTCGGACAGATCGCCCTGCTCTCCCCCCTCGTTGGCTCGCCACTCATTGGCCCTGGAAATGCCGCGTTCGTAGCCGGCAACGGAAGCCCCGAGGGGGTGGTCACCGCGCCAGTGGGAAGCATCTTCCTTCGGCTCGACGGCGCCGGTGGAACGACGCTCTATGTGAAGGAGTCTGGCACTGGAAACACCGGATGGACAGCCGTGTCGAGTGGTGGAGGAGCCTTTGAAGCGGGATGCAACGTGGGACCGGATGGAACAATAGGTACTACGGTTCCCGGCCCGGGCTTCCTGAAGGGCTGTACTGTCGTATGGCAAGGGATTGGGACGGGTCTTTATGCGATCACGCTCGACACTCCGCGTGCTCCCTCCGAATGCATCCTGTTAGTCGACATACTCAATGCCCCCGGTTTCTTGATTGCGATAACTCACGCTACAGACGCGATCAAGTCCGTGCAAATTAGCGATCTGCTATTCAATCCAGAAGTCTCGTCATTCAATTTCGCGCTCTTCGTCAAGTAGGAGGAGGAGAAACCAAATGAAGAAGACACTCGCAATTCTGATCGCTCTCTTCGCCACGGTGGCGTTCGCGCAAACGACGGTGAACCAGGGGCAGGGATCGCTCACGGTCACCCCGTGGCGGACTCAGGGATCCAACTCTCCGACCGCCATTCCGAATCAGGTGGTCCTCCCAAGCTACCAGCGCGGCGCGTTCGGTGCGGTGTTCGTCGAGTCGGAGACATTGGAGATCCACCTCCAATTCCCGTACGCGATCAACCCCCGTCTCGTCACCACCACGGTCGCGAACGGCGGCACCGTCACGGCAACGAACAATCTCGCGACGCTTCAGACAACGGCGAACATTGCAGGAGCTTCACAGTTCCAGTCGAACCTCGCGATCAAGTATTCCCCAGGGCAAGGCATCATCACACGCTTCACGGCGATCTTCTCCACCTGCGTGGTGAACAATGTGCAGGAGATCGGTCTCGGAAATACCGTCGATGGATTCTTCTTCACCTGCGATCCGACGACTGGCACGTTCGGAATCAATCGTCGGCGCGGCGGAGTCGATTCGTTCGTCGCACAGTCGGCGTGGAACGGCGATCGGTTCAATGGGGCTGGTGGCACAGTCAATCCGAGTGGTCAGACGCTTGCCATCACGAATGGCAACGTCTACATGATCGATTTCCAGTGGCTTGGGTTCGGAGCGATCCGATTCTTCGCGGAGAACCCGCTCACTGGCGAGCCGATCCTCGTTCACACGATCCGCTACTCGAACTCGAACACACTCCCGTCGATCTTCAATCCGTCGCTTCCCCTCTCGGCGCGTACGGTCAACACCGGCAACGCCACGAACATCACCCTTCAGACGGCATCGATGGGAGCGGCAACGCAGGGGCCCCGCAACGATGTCGGTCTCAGCAATGGGTTCACGAACGTGAAGACCGGAGTCACGACGGCCGATACGAACATCTTCACGTTGCAGAACCGCGCCACGTTCAACGGTGCGACGAACCGCACGCGCATTCGGCTCACATCGGTCTCGGTGGCCGTGACCGCTGGGGCATCGGCGAAGATCGTGCTCAACGGAACGGAAGGTGGCGCCCCGGTATTCACCGACATCTCGACGACACAGTCGGTCGCTGCGGTGGACGTTGCTGGTACGACGGTCACAGTCGGATCTCTCGTTTTCCCACTCGCCACCTCGTTCGATCAGGTGTTCAACCTCGAAACGTTGAATCTTCGGCTCAACCCAGGGGAGACGTTCAACTTCAGTTGCGCGTCGGAGACGGGAACGGTCACCTGCCGGATCGGAGCTTCGTGGCGCGAGGAGTTCTAGCCGAATGACGCTCATCGAGATCATCGAGACGGGCGGCAAGATCGCTGGCGCACTCGCCACGATCGGCGGCGTCGTTTACACGGTGGTCTCGTGGGCGAACAAGCAGCAGGACGGTCGGATCAAGAAGACGCTCAACGAAGCGATCAATTCCGAGTCGTACCAGACGATGCTCGAAGGTAAGGTGGACTCGCGCATCGATGCCTCATTCGCCAGTAGCAAAGACATCGAGAATCAGTGGCGTCGCGACTTCGAGGTCAAGCAAGCGGAACAGAAGACGGAGCTTCGATTGATCAACGAGCGCATCGGCCAGGTGGACAAGCGCGCCGAGGCGTCGCATGAACGCCTCGACAAGTTCATCGAGAGCAGGAAATCATGACAGTGAAGAAGATCCGATCGAAGAAGAGTCCTCACATCGAGACGCTCGATGCCGAGTCGATCGCTCTGATCGCATCGCAGGTTTCGGATCTATTGAAGCACCGAGACAATCGGATCATCGCGGCAGTGGAGAAGATGCTGAAACCGATCACGGACACGTTCAAATCGAATGGTGGGACGCTCGAACAAATCCTCGGATTGATCGGGGGGCTGGAAGACAAGATCGCCGGGTTCGAGAAGCGGCAGACGGAAACCGAGCACCGGATGGAGAAGCGTATCGAACGCATCGAGCGGGCCGTGGGGCTCGCGGACGTCCCTGTGCCGGAGTAGGCTAGGAAACAAGGAGTACCCAAATGGCGAAGATCACCCCACTGCAAGCGGTCATGTCCCGGATGAAGACCCCGACGAAGGGTGGCGTCGTGGCTCGGGTCGCCCCGTCGCCCGCCGGCAGGGGCTGGAAGGCGGCCTCTCCTGTCGCAACGGGGCGGCTCGCCCCGCCGAAGTCCACCATGCCCCCCGCCGTGGAGCAGATGCTCACCGCCGGGATGGGGCTTCCCATCGCCTCGTCTCCGCCAGGAAGCGTGATCGGCGCTGGGATGATTCAGGCACCCTCGATCGACTTCCTCACCGGTGGTGACAGGCTCCCCAACCAGATCGGGATCCCCTCGGGCTACCCCGCAGCGGAGCAGACACCATCCGCGCAGACCGGTGCGCAGGCGATCATCTCCGCCGCCTCGGGCGGTGCTGTGCTTCCCACAGTCGGAGCCCCGTCGCAGAGCTTCCTCACCGGCGGCGGGAAGACCACGACCGTCGCGCAGGAAGTTCCCGGCCCGAGCGCTCCCGGCGGCGCGGGGCCTCTCCTCCTCGGAGCCGGTGCGGGCTTCCTCGTCGGTGGTCCTGTCGGTGCGGTCGTCGGTGCGATCGCCGGTTCGATCGCTGGACGGAAGGCCCAAGCCGCTTCCGAGGAGCCTCTCCCTGCCGCAGGCTGGGCCGCGATCGATGCAGTCGCATTCGGCGGGATCGGCTCGTTCCTCAAGAAGACGGTGAGGAAGGTGGGGAGTGCCATCGATCCACGGAACGTGAAGAAGGCGATCGGCTTCGTCGCCGCGCCGATCATCGCGCCGAGTGCGTTCCTCCTGAAGGGCACCACCGCAGCGGCGCGAGCGGCTCACATCCCCGGCGCGAAGTCGGCCGACAACTTCGTCGGATCGGCGTACCGATCCGACCTCGTGACGTCCGCGCGCTACGGATCGGGCGTCCTGGCACTCGTGGGGGCCGCCGCAGTGGGTGGCATCGCCGCCGCGCCGGTCGTCGGATCGCTCGGCACCTCGCTCGGCATCACCGGGGTCGGCGCCGCCACGGCTGGGGGCAAGATCGTGTCCGGCCTCCTGAAAGGTCCTCCGGCAGCGGAGCAGACCATCGCAGTGCAGCCCGCCGGGGCGAAGGGCGCCGCAGCGCTCGGTCCGATCGCCGGGCTCGGGATCGGCTTCCTGGCAGGTGGCCCGATCGGTGCGCTCGTGGGTGGCGCGGCCGGGTGGTTCCTCGGGCGCTCCGGCTCGATCCCGCAGCCTCCGACCACGACCGTCGCCGTGAACGGCTACGGCTTCGGCGCCTACGGAATCGTGCGCACCAAGCCGCGCACGACCCCTCCGATCGTCGCACGCCGGCCGCCCTCGTTCCTTCCCACCCGGCGCGGCACCCTCTACCGCCAGAGTTGGAGGTAGGTCATGGCCACCACCTTAGCAACGGCTGGCACATTCAAGTCGATCACGCTCCCCGACGGTCGCGTCGTCACTTCCCCAGCGATCACCTCGGGGATCGAGATCATGGCGCGTGGTCTCGAAGCGCAGGGGAAGACCGCAGAGGCAGCGGCGATCCGGGCGATGGGGATCAAGAAGCTGACCCAGGCGCAACAGGACGCTCTGCCGCTCAAGGGGTCCAACTCCCTCCCCACGGTGTCCGCTCCGGCCGGTGGCTCCCCGGGTGGTGGCTTCGCGCCGCTCGCACTCGCCGCCGGTGGGTTCTTCGTCGCCGGGCCGCTCGGGGCCGTGGCCGGGCTCGTGGCGGGATCGTTCATCGGCCGGAAGAGCGCGTCACCAGCAACGGCAGTTCCAGTGGCAGGGTTCGGCGTGTACCGCCGACTCGCGCGGAGGTAGACAATGCGGTTCGGCGACTTCAAGATGGGCGACAAGTCCCCCGGCGTCGCCGATCTCCAGAAGTATCTCGTCTCGGTCGGGTTTCGCATCGGCGTGGATGGTGTCTTCGGTGCGAACACCCGAGCGGCGGTGATCTCGTTCCAGAAGCAACGCCGGATCGCCGTGGACGGCATCGCCGGACCCGGCACGATGATCGAGATGGCGAAGGCGATCGGCGAGGGCTGGAAGACGTCCGCTCCGGCCGTCGCCTCGCCAGTTGCGCCGATCTCGAATCCCGGTGCTCCGTACATCCCGGGAAACAGCCCGATCATGGCGAGCGCGGGAGGTCCTTCCTCAATGACCGGGCTCCTCATCCTCGTCGGGCTCGCAGTCGCAGTCTGGATCTTCACCAAGGGCAAGGCGTCAGTGTAAACCCGCAGTCACGAACGGAAGGAGAGACAGCATGAAGACCGCAGTTCGCGTGAAGTTCAGGGGTGGGAAGATGGTGGTGTTCCACAAGAGCGGCACCAAGTCGTCGCTTTGCAAGGTCACCAAGATCAAGATCAAGGGGAAGTCGTTCATGGGGCGCCGGGGCGGTCGGACGCTGTGCGGTCCCTCCACCGGGAAGAACTCCGCCGCATCGAAGGCGGCTCGCGCGCAGTTCAAGCGCATGGTGAAGGGTGGGAAGCGCAGCCGCCGGAAGTCCTACTCGCGCCGTCGGAAGTCGCGCCGGTAGATCCGACCCATCGTCATGGGCCGTGGGCGTTGGAGGAAGAATCCGGACGATAGCTTCCGGATCTACGTGGGACTGCATTACTGCGAGTGCGGTCACCATCTCGACGTCCACGGCCCGAATGGTATCTGCACCGTGCGCGGCTGCAAGCGGTGTCGCGGCTTCAAGATGGCGGATCCATCGGAGAAGTGATGCGACGCGACGTCACCATCCCCTTGCTGATCCTCGGTGCCACCGGCGCTGCGGTGCTCGCATACACGAAGAGAGGGACGATCATGCTCTATGGACGCAAGGCGATCGACGCCGGCAAGGAGATCATCTTCAAGCTCCAACTCCCGAGCTACGCGCAGCCGTACGGCGACATCATCCTCCAAGTCTCCAGGGAGGAGAGCCTCGATCCGTTCCTGATTTTCGGGCTCGGAGATCGCGAGACGAAGTGGGGCACCACGAGCTACCTCGACAAGCCCGGCCCCGGCGGGCGTGGTGATGCTGGACACGGCCATGGTCTCATGCAGATCGACGATCGCTCGTTCGGCTCGTGGCTCGCCATGAACAATTGGGCCGACCCGTACACGAACGTGAAAAAGGGCGCGCAGGTGCTCAAGGCCAAGCTCGCATTCTTCATCACGCGATCGACGATCAAGGGGTTCGCCGAAGGCGGGCGCGTCTACCTGAATCCGACGCGCGCCGCCGCCCGGAGCGTCGAATCGGCGTGGTACCCCGACCCTCGGCCGCTCACCGGGCCGCTTCTCTGGCAGGCGGCGATCGCCGCGTACAACGCCGGGGAGGGAGCGGTATTGATGTCGATCGCCGCTGGGAAGAATCCGGATGTCACCACCACCGGTGGTGACTACTTCGCGGATGTCTCCAGGCGCGCCACAGCCGTCGCCACGAAGTACGACAAGGCCACCGCATGACGTGGACAGTCCAAGTTAGGAATCATGTGCTGCGCAGCGGAAGGTACGTCGGTACGTTCGCAAGCAAGTCGGAAGCGGAGGAGTCGGCTCTTCGGCAGGCGGCGCGTAGCCGCGCATTCGGTGACTTTCAAGTCTGGAAGGGTACGCCTCGAAACCCGATCGAGCCCGACGGCAACGTTTACCCCGGCATCGCGGATCTCAAGCCATGAAGAGACCGAACCGCGCCGCGCTCGCCTTCTCCGATCTCGACTTCGAGTCGCTCGGCCTCTCGATGCTCAATAACGCAGTCGCAGCGGTGCGCGTCGAGTCGACGTGGGGCCCACCGATCTACATCCCCTCCCCCTTCTCCTCGGGCTCGAAGGCCGGCGGCTCGGCCGCAGCCGGCAAGGGGGGCGATGCTGCGGTGATCGCTGGCCAGGGGTTCGACGCCGGCCGGCTCCTGCGGCCGAAGGTCACGCTCGTGATGAAGAAGGGGTGGGGCAAGGATCTGGCGTTCGCGCCGTACGGGAATCCCGGAACGAGTCAGTGGGGGTGGGTCGTCGGCGCCGGCTTCGCCGTGCTCATCCTCGCGGCGGTGGGCGGTTACACCCTCGCCAGGGCTCGGCGCTAGGCGCCCAGGCTTCGCAACGGAGCGACCATGCCCGGCTGGCATCGACCGAGACCTCCTGAAGCGCTACGGGCTGCCGACGGCCCTGGCCGTCGCGCTTTTCGCAGCCTACACGGGGCTCGTGACCTACGTGGTCGTGCAGCAAGGGGCCAAGATCGAGAGCCTCTCAGACGAGGTCGATCACCTCGCCCGGCTCGTTGATCTTTCGTGCCAACCGACCAAGGCCGACGTACGAAGCCTTGACGGACCGGCCCCTCGCCCCTAGAATCACCTCGATGGGTGCGCCCGCCTCGGGCTCGCTGCGTCATCCCAGGAGGGGCCCCTAACGGGGCCCTTCCGCTATCTGGGCTCCGGGGGCTTCCACATCGTCGCGAGTCGCTCGAACGTCGCCGCGTCACCCTCCACCGGGCGCTCGTACTTCATCGCTGTCTCGATCCGCTTGTGTCCCGTCTGCCGCATGATCTCTCCCCAATCCATCCCCCTGGCTCGCGCGGCGGTGACGAACCCGGAGCGCAGCGAGTGAGCACCGAAGTCGGCTGGATCGAAGCCACCCGCCGCAACAGCATCCTTCACGATCCGGTGGACGTCCTTCCGCGTGATTGCTCGCGTGCTGACGTGACCCCCTCGCCGCAGCGTCGGGAAGATCGGCCCGAGCGCATTCGATGGAATGTCCGCCATCCACTCCATGAACGCGGCGACGGGGCAGAGCGGCCCGTCGATGCGCGGCACCTGCACGAATCGACCCTTCCCAAGCTGATCGGTTTTCTCGCGGTGAATGCGGATCGAGAGGCCCTCGTCGAACTCGTGTACGTCGGGGGTACGCAACGCTGCGAGTTGCTCCCCGCGAAGAGCCGTCGCAACTCCTAGGAGAAGAATAGCCCGAGCGCGATCACGCTCGATCAGCGGCCACGTCGAGATCCCAGCGAGCACCATTGGAAGCATGTCCACGGTGAGTGGTGCGCGCTGGCGAGGCGGTGCTGACTTCTTCCGGATGCCCTTCATCACCTCGCGCACTCGCACGTCGGACGTCGGTGGCGGGTTGACGTTGAGCGCGAGCCGATGCTGCACCCCAATGGCGGCACGGCGCAGCGCGATCGTGTTCCACGCCGAACCATCGGCAGCGCAGTCCGAGAGATACGCCACGATCGTCTCGGGCGTCGCCGGCCACGCTGAGAGGTTGAAGCGCAGACACCACGCCTCGAAGTGCAACCGCGCGTCTCCGTACGCGCTCACCGTGTTCGTTGCCTTCGCCGCCTTGACGTACGTCTCGACGGCCGCCTTGACCCGCTCGACATCAGCCGACGTGGCAATAGCGGTCGGCTGAGTCGGGCGTTTCGCAATCGCTTCTGTCTTCTTCGTCTTCTTCATGGCTCGCTCAAGAGGAACGGATTTCTTGTCCACATCGGCTCGCTTCTATGACAGCGGATCTCTCTCCCTATACGGCTCGCTCCCGCAGATCGGATCTCTCTTTCACCTTTCGGCACGCTTTACTCCTCCGGGTGTCTACCTATGGCGGCTCGCTTCATGGGCTCCGGATCTCTTGCTCTACACGGCCCGCTCAAACCGATCGGATCTCTTTGGCTCATCGGCACGCTTGTGGGCTTCGGGGATTCCCCTGGATCACAGCGGCTCGCTATTCGGTTACGGATCTCTTTCCCTTGACGGCTCGCTCCAGATGGACGGTGCTCTTGTTTCATACGGCTCGCTCCGGGCTTTCGGATCTCTCCTCCATATTTCGGCTCGCTTTTCTGTTACGGATCACTCCCAACAGGCGGCTCGCTTCGTGACGGTCGGATCTCTTTACTCCTTCGGCTCGCTATCGAACCACGGATCTCTTACCGCATTCGGCTCGCTCCATGGTTCCGGATCTCTCGGGGCTATCGGCTCGCTTCACTCCTACGGGAGTCTCATATGACGCGGCTCGCTCGTGAGTCACGGATCTCTATGAACCGACGGCGACGGCTCCGCTGTGAGGTGGCTTGTTCAGCTTCTCCTCTGCGTACGATGGGCGCACCGGCAATCCCGCGTGACGCCGCCACGCCTCCCAGAAGTCTGCCAAGAGCGTCTTCACCATGTAGCGCATCGCCGCCTGGTGACGGTGCGCATCGCTCTTCCCCTTCCCGGCCGACTCCCACCGGTGCTTGAAGTCGTCGTAGCTCTTCCGGTAAGGGCTCCCCAGCTTGAGAAGGTTCGGCGCGAGCACGCCGACGATCTTCGTGCGGAGGAACGAGTTGTACGGCAGCTTCTCCCCCTTCGTCGGCCTCATCGCCTTGCCGCTGGTGTAGACGAGATTTCCATCGGCGAGCGTCTTCTCGGTGAACTCGCACGGGATCACCGACTTGCCGTGATTCCAGAACCCGGTCACTCCACTCGGGGACGGCTCCGCCTCGACGACGGTGTTGCACTTGCGGCACCGCCACGCCGGCACGGGTGCCAGCCCGGCGAACGCCCAGAACTTCGAGACGGTGTCCGCGATGCGCACGTCGAACTCGGAGAGCAGGACGCCGGCCAGGGTCGGCCCGAGCCCCCGCCACTTCTCCCGGTTCTTCAGAAGCACCTCGGTGTAGAAGCTCATGCTCCCGAGGTGCTCCTCGACATCGGCGAGCGCGGCAGTCTCCGCGACGTGGAGATCCTGCGCGCGCTTCTCCAGCGTGGCGAGGTCGTAGGGGTGAAGCTGGATCTCGGCCCCGTCCGCCTTCTTCTGCGTGCGACCCGCCACCTGCATCCGCATCCGCTGCAAGTCGTAGAAGATGCGGACCTTGCGCCGGAGCGCGAACCGATCCTGATCGGTCGTGCGCTCCACGCCTGCCGCCTTCAGTGCGTCGATCTCTTCCTGCGTGCGCTTCGGCTTCTTCGTCCGCTTGGGCTCGGTATTCTCGGTCATGGCTCGCTCCTTCGGGTTGGGTGTCTCTGGTAGCACGGCGCGCTTGGTTGGGTCGGTTGTCTCTTCTTTGACGGCTCGCTCCGACAGAACGGATCTCTCTTGCGCTGTCGGCTCGCTTAGGGGTCTCGGTTCCTCTTACATGCACGCGGCTCGCTCACTGACGTCGTGTCTATCAGGCTGCTCGGCTCGCTTCAGACGCGCGGATCTATCCATGCCACTCGGCTAGTTCATCTTGCTACGGTCGGGCGGAGTCGCCTCTCTGCTACCAGCCGCGACAGCGAGGATCTCGATCGCCGTCTTCCTCTCGGCGTCGCTGATCCCCGGCTTGGAGATCAGATCCCGGGCGATCTTCGCGGCGCACTCGAAGCACATCATCTCGCCACCGAGCGTGCAGCCTTCGTGCGTGATGCATTTCCCGCAGTTGCAGAAGATCGTGATTGCGAGGATCGTCATGGCCTAGTCCTCCCATGAGAGCGCGTCGCGCCCCCGCTGTGTGATCACGTCGTGGCCCACCGTCGCGTTCCCGATCGTCTTCTGCTCCCACCGGATGAACCCGCGATCGATGAGAGAGTGCCGCACGGCACTCTCCTCCACGGTCGCAGTCACAATCAATCCGCTCGCCGCCATGCGGAGGAGCTTAAGCTCAGTCGCCGTCATGGACTAGTCCTCCTTCACGATCTTCGAGACGGCTGCGGTCAACCTCTTCTTGTCGCTCTCTTCCTTCTCGATGATCTCGTCCATCTTCTCCTGATCGATGATCGACCGGAAGCTCGACGTGACGATCTGTGACAGCACGTTCGGCGGCAGCGCGTCCACCTCCCACGAGGAGTCGCCGAACTTCGCGATGTAGCCAGCGGCGCGCGAGTCGGTGACCTTGGCCGGGTTCGGCGGCGGGTTGTATCGCTTCACCTGTGCCATGGTGAGCGCGATCTTCTGCACGTCCACGTCGATGCCGAACATCGAGAGCCGATCGCGGACATCGCGCACCATGTCTTCGCCCGACGGGTCGTGGTCCCCGAGGTAGAAGAGCACCGGGCGCCTGACGAGATCGATCTCCTGTCCGCCGGTCTCGGCGTTGCCGTCACGATACGCGATGTCCGCCGGCTGATCCTCGTCTTCGGGTCCGTCGCCGACACCCGCGCTCTCGCACGCGGCGATGAACCGCTGTGACGCCTCGAACATCGCAGACTGCGATGAGTAACCGCGGTTCACCATGAGCGTGACGTGGAACTTCCGGGCGAGTGGTTCGAGCACGCCAGCGAGCGCATCCTTCTCGACCCAAAGCTCGGCATAGGTGTCCTGCCCCTTCCATCTCGGGAGACGGTAGGAGCGGAGCGCGGCGTCGGTCAGGTCTTTGAGACTCTCGTACTCGTTCGCCCGGCGAGGCTGCCGCACACGATCCTCGATCGCGTCCCAATCGATGAGGCCGGCGAGGCGCGCGTCAGACACGATGGCCCCGAGGCTCTTGTAGCTCCGATCCGTGTTCGGGATCGTGTTCCGCGTGACGTGCTGGTAGTAAAGCTGCCGGAGGGTGAGAGTGAGATTCTGACGACCGTACTCCTCGATGATCTCGTTGCTCGCATCGATCAGCACGATTGCAGAGTCTCCGAACCGCTTCTCTCGATACGCGATCTTGCTCATAGTCGGGTCTCCTCGTTTATGCGTCGGGTCAGACGTCGAGCTTCACGGTGTGTCCAGCGAGCTTGGATCTCAACTCCTCGATCTCGGCGATCGCGTCCTTCAGCGCGTGTGCGATGAGCACAGCATCATCGGACAGGTAGTAGGACGCTCGGAGCGTCGCGTCGCGCAGATACTTCATCTCCTCCAATCTCTTCGGGCTCATCATCACGTCACCCCTCTCAGTAGTAGGAAGCCGATCAACGTAGCTGCGATCCCACCCACGGCAATCCCGACTGCGAACGCCGACGACACAGCCGACGCGCGCTCGCCTCGGGCATCGTGGACGCCGGCCTTGTAGCCCTCTGCCCAGACATCGGTCGCCGAATAGCGGCGTTCGAGACGCTTCTCCGTTGCGGCCAAGTCGAGCATGATAGCGCGATCTCTCGGATCGATGAGGCTCATCGCAGGATCCCCATGGTCATGGTTCCCAAGATGAAGCCGATCACGCCCCACACCAGCGCGGCGTACGTGCTTCCCGACTTCCGCCCCGCATCGTAGCCGCGTTGCCACGCGCCGGCCGCGCCGGAGATGAGATCCAGGGTCGGAGTCTTCTCGGGTAGGTTCTTTGAGGTCATGGCAGTTCCCCACAGGACGGATCTCGCGCGTAGAGGTCGGAGAGGATTGCATCCTCCTTGTCCCAGCGGTGATCGTGGTGGTTCCCGTCGCCGGTCCACGGCGCGCGAGATGAGAGAACGATGTGACCGATCTCATGGGGCAGACCGCGCACGAGGTACGCGCCGCACGGCGCGGTGTCGGCCATGTCGCTGCGCCGGAAGAGCGTGATCGTCGATCCCTCCACGAACGTGATGTGCGAGTCGGAGAAGACGATGCGAACGCCGCTCATCTCCTCGGGCCGGGCGCCCCACCACCCGATGCCAGTGAAGAGCGCCGGAGCGATCGCGGCCCTGACCTCGGCCCGCTCGACCTCGGTGAGCACGCGATCATCCACGCAGACCGGGCCGACGAAGTAGTCTGTCGGCTCGCACGGCGAGCACGCGGCGAGGCTTGCAGCGAACACAGCGATCAGGATCTTGGTCACGGCTTCGCTCCTTCCACGATCGTCGGAATTCCGTTCTCATCGGTGACGTGATCTCGATGCACCGAGATCGCTTCGCGCTTCGTGCCGTTGATTCTCTGCGGACCCCACCCACAGGTGCAGGTGATCGAATAGCCGTAGAGTTGCCCCCCGGCGTTTGAGACACCACGCCGGTAGCGATGGAGGATCGCCGCGTGAACGTATCGTGGCTTCATGGTTAGGTCTCCTACTTCGAGTGGTCGGCGGCGCGTTCGAGCGCGGAGCCCTGCTTTCTATCGTCACGCCGACATCTCCTCTCAGTGCGATCCCCAGGACTTGCCGCCGTCGTGGGAGTGAGAGCCGCTGGCGATCGCTTGCTCGTTCACCTTGCGGCCGGAGAACACCTCCGCCCTGGCGATCGCCCGGCGCAGCCCCGGGGAGTTCGAGGCGAGGAGTCTGCGGTAGACACAGACATCGGCCAGCCCCGACTCGGCGAGGTCCCTGGCACCCTTGAAGGCGATCGCGCCGGTGGCGGAGATCACCACCGACGCGGTGCCCATTTGCAGCATCGAGTCGAGCCGGGAGATGGCCGTGGTCTGCCGGGCCTTCGTCTCTGCGGTCGTGTTCACGAGGTAGCAGGTCATGGGTGCCTCCTAGAACTCGAACGCGGGGGTGGTCGCGGCCGGCGCCACGAGGGTGGGGGATTCGGCGGAGGCCGGCAGATCCAGGCCCGGCGCGGAGACCGGGAGAGCCTCCACCGGCTTGGCGGAGTCGAGGTCGAGGAAGGAGAAGCGGGCCGACTCGATCGCCAGCACGTTGCACTCGGACACCACGGTCGCGGCGAGTTCGCCACCCTTCTCGACGCGGCGGACGAGGTCCCGCGCAGCCTTGCGGGCGGCTTCGATCGCGCTCTCCACCTTGCCAGCGGCATCCTCGGTCAACATCGATCCGAGGTTCTTGGCCTTGCGGGCCGCTTCGCGGATCACCTCGGGGTTGGCGGAGGCGATCCCGTCCTTCATCTCGGCGAGGAGACCACGCACCTCGGCGGCGATCGCGCGAGCCGCCTCGGCATCATCCTGGGCGATGCGACCGGTCATCACGTACACCTCGACGCGGGAGACCCGCGCGGCGGCGTTGTGCTCGGCGGCGATGCGCCGGGCCTCCTCCACGGCACGGGCGAGGTCGAACTCGCGCGAGGTCGGGCAGAGAAGCCCGAACTCCGAGACTGCGCACACCGAGGAGATCAGGGAGCGGCACTTGCCGCGGATCTTCGTGGCGCGCTCGAACTCCGCCGCGTCCACCACCACCTTGGTGGTCTCCCAGCGGGTGATCTCGGCGGCGGAGTCGGCGCCGGGGTTCGGCGCGGCGAGGTCGGTGCGGTCGTAGCGGACGCCACCCGAGACGGTGGACTTGAGGGAGACGAGGAGACCGGGGCGCAGGGTAGAGGTCATGTGTGTAGCTCCTTTCGGAAGCGGAGATCGGGTCACTGTGAGTTACGGGAAGACTACAGGTCCAGCGTGCGGCTGGTGGTGGTCGGCGCGACATCGGCGATGCTCGCCGGGCGGGCCCGGCCCTTGCTCCACTCGCGGAGCTTGGTGATCTTCTCGGCGGCGGTGCGCGCGAGAGGGGCCGTGTTCTTCGCGGCGCCCACGAGGTCGGCCGTGGTGATCGGACGCGCGCCGTCAGCGAACGCGGCGAACATCGAGTCGGGAACGAGCGCGGCGATCTCGGCGCCGGTGAAGTCCGCCGTCACGGCGGAGACAGCGGCGAGGTCGATCGAGGAGACATCCCGGCCGTGAGCCTTCAGAGCGGCAGAGAGGACACCCTTGCGCTCGACTGCGGTGGGCAGATCGACGAAAAAGAGATCGTCAAACCGGCCCTTGCGCAGCAACTCAGGGGGCAGCGCCGACACGTCGTTCGCGGTTGCGATCACGAACACCGAGCCCTGGCGATCCTGCATCCATGAGAGGAAGTTTCCGAGCGCATCGGCGGAGACGCCGCCGTCGCCCTGCGGTCCGGTCGCGCCGCCGAGAGCCTTCTCGATCTCATCGATCCAGACCACGCACGGTGCCATCGACTCGGCGACCTTGAGAGCCTTGCGGATGTTGCCCTCGCTCTCGCCAACGAACTTGCCTTTGAGAGCGCCGAAGTCGAGCCGCAGGAGCGGCATGGACAGCGCCGTGGCGATCGCTTTCGCGGTGAGGCTCTTGCCGCAGCCGGGAACGCCCACGAGGAGCGCGCCCTTCGGCGCCGGGAGACCGTACGCGCGGGCGGCCGGGGTGAACGCCGCACGGCGCGACATGAGCCACGCCTTC